CTTTGTCTTCACAATACATTTTTTCGAGCAAGGTCCTAGTATTGCATATCTCCAAAGTTTTCTGAAAGACTACTCCTTGCTATATAGCGTCTTCCTTATTATAATTGATTTGTCTATATCTGTACGGCCATATAGACTTAGCCTCGAGAACTTCCATATTTCAGGAAGTCACAAGAAGTAGTTAGGAATTGAACCTAAAATCGCATGAAGCGAATAACCATTCTTCTACTCCATATTATAACTGGACTTTTGCAAATAGCATAACGAGGGATGCTAGCCAAAGACTAACCGCCAGTGAAAACTAGCCAGTCCAGTAAACCCCGGTTCTCCATACTCTCTCTCCTGCGAAAGGAAGTGTTTATACCGGTCACCCAGATTTGAACTGGGAAAGTCGAATACCATTAACTAGCAACAGCGTTACAACCTTAGCCATTCTTAACCGGATGTAATAGGAAGCCGTCCTGCTCATTTTCCCTTTTTGGGGTAAGGACACTAACTACCTTTTATGGTAGTCAAGTCAGGAGAACCTTGGAATAGATTTCGAAAAACCTGAAGAACTAACAAGACATAACTCCGACAAGCTTATTTTGTTTTCTTCAATTATATTATATCACAATCCATGTAAGAAGTAAACAGTTTTAAAGAACTTTCCAAACTATTTTTTAGGCTCAGTCCAAGTTATCTTTTTAGTTTTACCCTCTTGCTCCTCATCGTCAACTTCGAAAATAGTTATTTGTTCACCGCCATCCAATTTTCTAGAGGTTATTCTAGCACGTTTAACGGATAACCCTTTTCCTTTATATTGTTTATTTTGCTCGATATCATATTGTCTATCTGCTATAACATTTCCGTTCTCATCTGTCCACCACTCAAATACTACGAAACTACATCTGCAATTATAATGAGGCATAACTTCTGGAAGGTCAATCAACATTTGTCCCTCAAGTGGTCCACAGATTTCACAAACTTTCTCATCTTCCATTGTTTTCCACATAAAGTTAATATGCAAATATTCTTTGAACCAACCATCATCAGTTTCTACTTTCTCATACGGTTTCTCTTTAATCATTTTTTCTTGTAAAGCTACCATTTGTTCTCTAACCAAAGTAACAGCACGATTAAAAAATACTCTTGTCATTTTCTTGATGGATTGACCTAAAGTATTCTCTAACACATTACCATATTTTAAATTCTGAGTATTAGAAGCATAATTCATCACATTGGCAAATGTATACATATACCAAGCATCCCACATATCTTGCTCATAGAAACTAAAATTCTTCATACGATGAGAAACAGTATCAGCTACACCATCCTGGAAAGGAGCAAGAATAGGATTGGCAGGGTAATAATCTTCCGATACTCTTCTATAAAAAGCTTTGACCTCGTCTTGGTCAATGACTTCGGTGAGAAGAGCCAAAGCTCTTAACTCATCAAAATCTTTCTGATTTCTAATCTTCATTGTAATACCAAATTTACTTTTTACTTTCCTCTGGTATTTGTTTGTCAATTCCTCTGTCTTCTTCGTCGGTGTCATTATCTCCTGGATTTGTTCCTTCTTCCTCTTCTCCATCTGTCTTATCATCTTGGTTAACTCTGTTTGTAACTTGCTCCATTGCTGCATTTAATTCGTCCTCCTTCCTATTCTTCTCAGTCTCCCAATCATAACCTAATTTCTCAACTACCGTTTCTTGAGACAGAATTCCATTCAATTTCATCATCTGGTCGATGTTCTCATCCGTCATTGACGGTAAGTTAGTACCCATATTGATAGCAACATTGTCCATTGTATAGGTAGTACCAAATTTGAAATTGATACGTTCCAATAGCATTTTAAATCTTCTTCTAATCAAATCTTGAATTCCCTCTTTAATATCAGAAGTTGTAATATTCATTACATAGAATTTACGGTCGATGGCTGAAGCATTTAGGTCAGTTGAATTAAAAGCTAGATCTGAAGTATTTGGAATACCCGTCATCTGGAATATAGAGTCTACGTAATATTTAAGCATTGTAGTAACTTGTCCAGCATCTACCGGTTTAGTTAACCAATCAGCATCTCCACCTTGTTCAACATAGAATGTTTTACCTGCTAGAACATAATTATCTTCTTCTTGTCTAGCTGGATTTAGTATCATTTTAGGTGTCTTAGTACCTTCTTTATATTCTGGATTGGGTATCATAACCGGATTTTGAGCACGATAACCAACAATTTTCATTTTACAGTCAGTATCATTATATTGATAAGTATTTCTAACATTATTAAGTAAATCCTGATATGCAGTAATTAATGAAGCACATTTGTCAATAATACTAAAATTAGACTCATATACTATAACTGGAACTTGACCCCAATTATGGTCCTTTTGTTCTTCAGTTGTAATTAGTCTGTCAACATCACTAACCTCAGTTCTGTTCTCTCGTGAATAAACTATAATCTTTTTATCAGTATATACTCTATACCAATATTTGGTAACATTATCTTCTTTAGTCTCAAAAGCAGACACAACAGCAACAATCTGGGGGTCGATGGAATTGTCCCAAACAGCAACAGTGTTAAGAGCATCCAAATTCAAATATTTCAATTGGTTTTCAGTATTTTCTAATACTCTCTCATAAGTACTACCAAACAAAAGAGCTTGTCTAAATAAAAGTGTTTCTTCTACAGCGTCATTGTTATCTGAGGCTAGAGTATTAATAATGTATCTTAACTCATCAGCTAAACACTCATCTACTCCATCACGACCAAAGATTGTCTTTCCAATCTTCTTTTCAACTTCACTCGACACATCAACGTCATAAGTTATAGGACCGGACAAGTAACCAGTAGCAGTATCAACTATGAATTTCTCAAACAGAATTTGTAATTTGTCATCATCTTTTGAGCCGTCACTCTCAAAACTAATTCCACGAGAATATCTTTCCCAAAGTCTTTGTCTTTTTGAAAGAACGGCATCGACCTGGTCGAATAAGTCATTTTTATTGACTTTGTCAAAGTCATCATAGATAATTATCATCTTATTTACCTCCTTTAAAATAATCAGTTACTATATTGTTTATAAAGTCATTAGAACTAGCAACAATCTCACAAATATCTTCATGATTAAATTCTTTCTCTTGTTGATTGTGACCATATTCCCATAACCAAACATGTGTTAACTCATGTTTTAATGTTCTTATCTTAGTAGCTCTATCTACCCAGTCTAAAAGACTTATAGTTCGACTATAATATGTAGTTACTCCCAAAATACTAGCATCATCCTCGATAGTCGGAACTTGGATTATTTTCCAATTATCTCCGTTAACCTCAAACTCGTATGGTTTAATGGTATTATTTGTTTGTGCCATCACCACTCCTCCTTTCTTCTAATTGATAGTAAATATCTTCAGGTAAATCTACAAAACATAATGGCCAATAACTACGTGAAACAGCACACCAAAAGGCATGAGGCATTATGGAAGAATATTTTAAATTAACTCTTAGTCCATATTTGCCTGGCTCTTCGCATTTGAGTAATCCCATAAAAGACTTCTCAGGGTTTATCTTTTCAATTCTTGACATTATTCCATTCTGGAAACTTTTATCTAACATTCACCTTTCTCCTTTCCTTTCTGGAAACTTAAGTACTATTCCAGGTTTGTTTGTTGGTTTAGTATATGGTCCTGAGGGTTTGTTTTCAGGAGGTAGCATTATCTGACCGGTCCCGATTAAGCTACCAAAGTGATGACAGTTGGGACATTCTAGTTGAGCTAACCATAACTTCTCTGGCCAAGAATTTAATCCTCTATACCCACAGCGAATACAAATTAATTCCCCTGTAAGATAAGGAGTATGGTTTTCTTCCCATTCTTGTATATCAATCACTTTTGCCAATTTGGGTCAACTCCCTTCTAATCACTCTTAAGGCATATACTATCCATGTTATGCAAAATAATAATTTTAAAATCTTATAGGTTAAACTACCCTCTTCAACTTTGGTTTGGTCTTTCTTTCTAATAATATTTAATTCCATTATACCATTACTGATTGAAATATAAAATAGAATAGCTATAAAATAATAAATTAACAATGTACAAAATAAATATATCATATTAAAATAATCTCCTATCTGATACTTTCATATTGATATTGTTCCAATAATCTTCTGTAGCATATCTTGCTGCGTCTCTAATGTGGTCATTACCATCTGGAAGCTTAGTTGTCACATTACCAAATTTATCTCTTGCGTATTCTGCTGTCGTAAATTCTCTCCATGCATTAGGTGTTCTCTGTGGGTCGATATAGATATGATTAAGTTCTTGAAACCACTTAGTCCCAAGTTCTCTAGAATTAGGTCCTTTCTTTGCTTCCCAACAATGTAACCCGTTCTCACATAACTCATCTATTACACGTTTGTCAATTTCACAAGTAATACCCCCATAACTATGCCATACTTGAGGTACTCTTTCAGCTATCTCTCTTGAGCTCAATCGATAATCATACATCTCATTCAAAAGATAAAGGTCATTGTGTGTCTTATCATAATACATGTCGATATAAGCAGTTGGGTCTGGCGCATAACCAAAATCTAATCCTCTTAAGATATTATCAAAATACTTATGTTCTCCTTCTGGGTCATAAGTATAACGATAAACATTAGGGTATACTATAGCATCAGGGTCTCCAGGTTCTCCAAGTATAGTGTGTGCATACTCTTTGGGTCTATGTTCTTTCATATCATTAATCTCTTCCCATATTTCTTCAGAAATAATCTCAGGTGGTAAATCATAAACAGTAGTATGTTGATAATAATATTTTTTTCTAGTTCCCCACTCAACATTTAATGGATGCTCCGGACTAAATGGAGTATTGAATGTATAATAAACTATGAAATTATTACCATTTCTGAATAATGATAACAATACTTGACGAACAGCTTTTGCATCTGTAAATTCATCAGCCTCTTCAAACCAAATATAAGCAAAATAAGACTTTATCAATTTAATTGACTTTATCTTTCTGAAGTCATCGGGTTGATTAAGCATTGCAAATTGTATTACCTGATGAGTTCCCTTTCTCCTAATTTGTAATGGAGAATACACCATCTCAAATTCTGCTTCTACACCCAAGTCATATATAGCATTAACAAACTCATTAAACACTGAACCTTGTAATGTATTACCAAATTTTCTAAAGGCAATAGCAGACTTTGACTTAGTTGGGTCTTCCAATATGCCGCTTAATAATACTTCTTGCTACCTCTACACTTTTACCAGAATATCTTCCTCCTCTAAGATATCTCCTTGAGCAATTAAATCCAGGCAGATGCATTTTCCAATATACTGGCAGAAATATGTCGCTTAGTCGTTTTATCACTGATTTTCCTCCTTTCCTTCACGTCGTACTGATGTTTATTATGTAAACTACCTCTGATTGTAATAAAAAGATAATTTTAAGGTATTTAGGGTTATTAGATAATAAATTACCTTAGGTCAAATATAAAAATTAAATTTGGGGCAACCTCGTTACAAACAGACTAGTCTTAGTAAACAATTTAATTATTATCGTCCAAACCTAATTCATTATATTTACTTTCTATATCATCAATAAAGAATATTTTCTCAGTTCCCTCAGTATCAGCTTCTCCCATTAACATTTTGACAGCATTTATTCTTTCACTGAAATTAGGAGTTAACTCAACAGGAACAGCATCTTTTCCAACATAATCTCTACGAGTAACTTCTCCTTTTGCAATTTGTTCCAATAATACTTGTAAATCAGTCTTAGTCAATCGACGTTTAGGACTATCAGTTAGTCGACATCGTCTCAATACCTCTTGGACATCAGAGTCTTGAGATATGACGTACTCACGTTCAGTTAATTCTCTTTTGTCTTTATTAAGCCATCTCTCGTGAAGGTCAGCTACCATCTGTAGGTCTTCAGGATTTTCATTTTCAAAACCTAATTCCTTAAAATGATAAGTTACTAATTCTAAGGTTGTCATTTTGTTTTCATTTTCAGAAGTATTTACCTCTTCTTCCATTGCTTTCCTCCTTTCTTATGACTAATACAAAAATTGTCTAACGTCATCCAATATTCTATCAATTCCGTTTTCTACAAATTCTCGACGTAAATAATGTTCTCCTCCAGATAAGAATTTCCCTTCCAAATTAGCTTTATTGTAATCTTCCTTTGTAGCCTTTCGGCCATCACTCATAAGATATATCTCATCTCTTTCATCGTATATTTTATCATTATAGATTTTACGATACAAATCAGACAATTCATTAATTGCACAAATTAATTTATGTCTATTTACTATAACATTAACATCTTCTCTGTCTTCAACATCATCAAATTCGAATATTACCTTTGCCATTTACTCATCTCCTTTACTATTCTATATTATCACACTTTTTCCAAAAACGAAATAGGTTTTTCGATTTTTCTTTGAGAAGCGGTTTTCTGGTTACCATAATATAAACCAAACAGATGTAGTAGGAATTTTTTCTCATTTTTTGGTAACTGGGGTTAGTAACTGGGTGCAAACTGTTTACTTTCCAACCCTTCTCAATTTTGGGTTACAAACACAATTTTATAGTAACTGAGTTGGTAACCGAGTTGGTAACCTTTTGTAACCCTTGGTATTACTGGTTTTTTTATATTTTTTGGTTATTATCTTTTTTTTAAAATATATAAATATTTATATAAAATTAATAATATAAAACAATGCTGCAAAAAATATAGGCAATTTATAATTAAATTTCTCAAAATAAAAGTTGGTAACCTCTTCACTTTAAGGACCATCCTCAACACCAGTGATACCAATTAGTCCAGGATACCCTTAGAGGTTACCAAGTGAATTTTAAAGTTGGTAACCCCTTAAAAACTATGTAGTTTTCGACACTTTTTTCAAAATTTTGCAAAAACTTTATTTTCATTTTTGAAGTTGTTTTGTGTCGTCAATCTTGAATTCTCCATATTGAAGTTTGTTTACATAAATTTTATATGCCTTCCCTTCAAACTTTTTTACGATGGTAGTCCAGTTACTTGGAAGTTTCTTTTTGAACCTCGTACTAAAAGATTTTTGAGTTTCTATTTTGGTATCAAAGTTTCTTTGGCACCATTGGACATAATCTGTATACAATTCATTAGCAAATACTTGATTAAGCCAACCTAAGTTTTTGTCACAAATTCCAGCATCCAGATTTCCACCATTTTCTTCTATCATATATTCTAAGAATTGTGATATTCTGTCTTTATTTTCTTCAATAAAATCGTCCTCTAATTCTTTCTGTTTATCTAACTCAGTCAAGTCTCCTCTAGCTATTGCTGCTCGATAAGCTAAAATTGCTTTACTCATTAAATATCTTAGACCATTATGTCCTGGCTCATTTCTCATTTTGTCCAATAAGAATACATCCATCTCTTCTTTGGTCAATGACATTTCAAATGGCACAAAACTAAGTCTTCTTATCATACCTTTTGTACTATCAGCTATTCTTGGTATCTCATTACAACACATCACAAATTGACTATTTGGTTTCCATAGGATTGGGTCTTTGTGTTTGATATTTACTTCTATATCTGTTCCATCTATTAAACTTTTAAATAATCCAGTTTCTCTTAATGTAGTTATACCGACATCATCTGTAACATTCGCTATTCCCTTATAAACATTCTGTAATGCAAAATTGTCATTGATATTAAGTATGTTAGCTGATGTGACTAATGGTCCCATTATTTCTTTCATTAAATCTAAAAGCTTTGACTTACCATTGGCTCCGTGAACCATAAAAGATAAATATTTTTGGGAGTTTTTTGACTGGTGCTAACATACATCCTAATGCTTCTAATATTACTGTTTCTACATTTTTATCAAAACAACTGATTTCTTTTATAAATTTATAAGTAGTTCCTTCTGGTCCAATAACTTTACCATTCTCATCTCTCTTTGGTGCTTTTTCTTCACGCCACCTGCCACTTAACTTATCTAACTTTGCTTTATTTATTAGCTCTTGACCCTTTTTTTCGTAGGCTTCTATCTCACTCGGTGTCATAAAACTAAATGGGTAAACTATATCTGTTACAATACTTCTAGTCATTTCTCGAGTATCATCTCTTAATGTCGAAACTAATCTGTCTTTACATACTACATATTCCTCAGACCTTAAGGCTTGATATTCTTTCTCTGTGTTCAAAATTATCACCACCTGCTTCATAATTTCGTCAATCTTCTGAGTTGTTATATTACAATCTCCATACTTTTGTTGTAAATATCTTCTAAGTACTTCGATGTAACTGTCATAATGTCCTAACTCTTCATTGAAAAACAAAATCTCGCCATTGTACATCTTGCAATTCCAGGTTTCTATCACATCCTCTGCTTGCATTAAAATTAAAGGTTTTTCTTCCTTGCTTCCTACTTGTAAATCGTCATATTCTTCCTGTCTCGTAGCTGTTGTTAATTCATCATCACTTAATTTCTCACCAAAAACAAATTGATTAATTAATACACTCGCTTGGTGATACTGTTCCCAAGTAAATTTTGCTATCTTACAAAATTTAGCATACTCGTGATGGAACCAATTATTTCTGCCTGAGCCATCACCTGAGGCCATTCCCAATGCTTGGTTGATTGTTTCTCTGGCCGACTTTGGTGCATGGTATAAATAAAATGGTGCAAGGTCTAAATCCTCGTCAGTAACATCCAAACTTCCATCCTCAGCTTTTTTCTTGTCAAAACCAATATATTCTTCAGGTCTATCTTCATCGTGTAATCTGATAACTTGGCAATTTATTTTTCTTGGTTGGTCAATTCCTACACCTTTTAAGTCACAATCAATTCCTAACCAGTTGGGTCCTGAGCCATCACTAATTTTTCCACGTTCGGTTCTAAACATAAAGTGTGCTCCACGAGTAGTTGTTAATCTTTTGCATTTTAACCCTTGGTCTTTGACGATTTTGTCCATAATCGCTGCTAGCTCAGGTTTGTCAAAATCAAAGAACACATAACCAGGGTTTACTCTTCTAACATAATTACATCCCAAAGCTTTGATTTCTTCGTATGTAAATTTTTTGTTAAAGTTCGGTTGTTTCTCGATTGACTTGCCATCCTTATCTACTGAGCCAGTCTTTGGCAAAGGAGAATACCAATATTTGTTTTTATCTGTTTTGGATTTTTCCATAAACTTTTGCCTCCTTTGCTAATTTTACTTTTTAGTTATAAAAATTCCTTCAAAACTATCTGACACCTTTCTTCTTCTAATTGCGTTTAAGATTGCAACGACCAATCTCATTCTTATTCCACGTTTATTTTTTCTTTTTGAGTTTCCAAAGACCATTGAGTAATGAGAACGAGAGATACCCATTTCTTCTTCTATGGCTTTATTTGTGAAACCACATTTTTCTACTTTTTCAGCCAATTTGTCTAAATCAATATAAATTGCAGTATTAATAAACTCTATGTCTTCTTGTGTCAATGCAATTTCTTCAGTCTTTAAATGTAATCTTTCTTTTAATCTTGCATCCAGTGCCAAAATGTCAAACCATGTGATGTCTATTTCTAATAAGTTTTGTTTATTTTCTTCCATTTTCTTTTTCCTCCTTCAATTTTTGTTCTTCATATTTTTTAGACCTGTGCTTAATTTCTCTGGTTGGTGTCCACTCCCAAAGCTTAGGGTCTTCGCCAGCTTTTATTCGGTCTTGCATTTCAGCATAAGCATTATTCCAAGCAACTCTTGCTACTTTAAATGGACAAGGGTAATTCTGGTTATCAAACATATGGTTGATATCTCCAGTAAAAAATTTACTTTGTTTTAAATCGTCAAAGTGATACCCCATACAAATTAAAGCTCCAAAACTTGCTCCCTTCTTTATTGTTAATAGCTCGATGTTTAGAATTATTCCACCCTCTACCTTTATTCCCCATTTTTCGGTTACTTCACCTATCATTTGGTGGAATAAAAGTAAATCGAAGAATAGATTATATGGGACTATCGAAGCTCTCATATTGATTATTAGCTGTCGATGATTTTGTCTTTCCGGTATTGGTTGGGTAATTTCAAAATCTAGTAAACATTTTCCAGCTGAGTGATTACCATGTGCTCTTGTCTGTTCTTTAAAACTATAATATATAGTATTTGTCTCAGGTGCTTTATTTAGTGCTTGTTGCCATTCTTCTTCATCAATATATCTTTTTCTAAGTAATTGTCGTTTCTTTGGTCTTCTAAAATATAATTTGTCAATTCCATCTAAATCATCATTCTGGATTGAAACTGTTACTCCATGTTGTCTAAATTTATCTTTCTTTAATGATATTACAACATCACTTAGCCCATAAAGACAATCTCTATAGTTTTTAAAAACATAATTTTTTGGTAATTTTTCGATGTCCTTTGGCCCTTCCAGGTTGTCATACTTTGGACCCATTTTCTCATCTCCTCTCTAAAACATAATATTTATTTACATAGCCCAAGGTATTTAGATTGAAACTCCTTAAGCTGATTGTTTTCAAATTCAAGTTGTTCTTTTTCTTTCATTAATTCATCATAATCTTTAAATGTTAATTCTGAGTTTTCGATAAGTCGTTTAACTCCTTCCGATTTTTCCTTAAGTTTCTTTTCTAGTTCTTCTGTTTTGTCTATTTGTCCTATTATTATTTGATTAGCTGCAAATAAGTCCTTCTGTGAAGTTTCATAAGCTTTGATTGCTTCTTCCATGTATTGTAAAGTTATTCTTTTTTCCATGACTAGATTGTCTTTTGCAATACATTCTTTGAAATATACTATGAAGTCTTTTTCTTTTTCTTCCCAATTCTTTTTCCATTCTTCACAACCAAATGTCGTTTCGGTCAATCCGGTTCTGAAAATTTTCGGATGATGACAATATCTTTCACCCCACCAGGGCTTCCACTCTGGTCCTTCATAGTATTGGCAATCAACACATTTCACACTCTTTTTAATTCTTTTTGGTTTCTCTTTATTTTCCACTTTAATCTTCCTCCACCCACATGGTTTTGTGATACTTACATTCTTGGCAATTCATATCACATTCCAATTTGTATTCTTTGGCTAACTTCTTTAAGGAGTTATACCATTTTTGGTATCTTGTGCAATAAATATAGCTTTCTTTCATTTTTGCATTCTCCTTTCTTTGTTTACATAATAATTTTACAATAAAAACTAAGAATGCACCGATTATGAAAATCAAGTGCTTTTTGTAAAATTATTATAATTTTTATAAAATTTATTATAAATCGAGGAACGAGGTTGACCATATTGGTATTTTAATTTATTACCTAATATAATTACCTTAACCAATATCACTTGGTTTATATGGTCAAGCCTAGTACCTTAAAATTATTTTAGCTTCTGGTTAGTTACTTTTCCATCTATTATATAGTTTCCAGTTTCAGTTCTGGGGGTATATATCTTTCCTCTTCTCTTGAGACTACCTCTTTTTCTTAAAAAACCTTGTAATTTCATTAGAATTTTATAAGCCTGAGCTGGACTAAAATCCTGAAACTCAATTTTATGTAATAAGTCATTTATTCTCTTGTCGTATTTCGAGATGAGTTCTCTGTTAGCCATTTTCTTCTCATCCTCGGAAAAGACTACTCCCTTGGTTTTATTAATCATCTTCATTAAAATGTTGTTGGAAGGTCCTTTTTGAAGCAATGTAACGAACCAGCAAAATAAATCAGTTTTCCAATAGGCATATCTACTTTTTTAGCTACATATTTTAAAAGACTTATAGCCATCCAAATGTCATAAGGGTAATGTTCTCCAAAATCATTACTTCTGATGTTATAAATTATGTCAAGTTTTCCATTTTGGTCTGAGATGAATTGATAATACATTGAGCATGGTATTCTCTCTAGACCACCCCTTCTTTCTGAGTCTTTTTCGGAATTATATATCTCAACAATCCCTTGTCTTGTGTCGTGGTCATTTCTGATGATGTCGATAGTTTTTTCTAGTTGGGTTCTAATTCTTTCATTATAAGTATAACTAAATTTTCCATCGTGTACAAATTCATCCCAGACAGGTCTTAATTTATAAGCTTCACCCGGATTAATTTCTCTGGGGCAAATTCTCTCCTCAAAATCAGCTTTACACCATTCCAAAGATAAACTGTTTTCTGTTATCATTTGGTCCATATCACTAAAGTCTAAAATTGCATAGCTATAACCAACTAATTCTTTGGTTGTATAATCTTCATTACCATCTACTACTTTGTCTTGAACGGTTTTGGTATGTTTGATTATACCCATTTCCTGTAAATCTCTGTGGACTTCTGACATCATTTCTCTACAATTTTGGTATATTCTCATGATTATATTTCCTCCATTCTTTATCAATTCTTTCTTGAATTTCTTTTTGTTTGATTTTTAAATCTCTGTCTTTTAAAAAGTTTCTCCAACTTAGGGGTATCATAATTAGACAATATAACACAGTAATTATCATGAAAATTATACCCCAGAAAATATGTCCTCTACAAAAATTAAATATTCCAACTATAAAGTCTAGAATAGTCACTAAGATAGTCATAACGAAATTAGTGATTTCCATTTTCTACCTCCTTATAAAGTATTGCTATAGAAAAGATAGTTGTATTTCTGGTTTTATCTGAGGAAGTTGAATACTTTATGTCAAAAACATCATCTGGTTCTATGTTTGACAAAAATTTGTTAATCGCGTCATCTAAAATTTGAGCATTAGCAGCCCAAAAAGTTTTGATTTTTAATCTTTTCATAATCTCCTCCTAATAGCCAGAATTTTGTCTGAATTTATTGACCTTATTCTTACGAGTATAAAGGCTATAAATGTCTTTTTCTGTATTGCCATTAGCAGCAAAACAGTTTAACAAGGCGTAGAATACCTCAGCTAATTGGTTTTCTACTTTGTTGACATCAGTTAAAACTTCATCCTGTTTCCAGGGTTTTAATTTTAGACAATTTCCAAGCATACCCAATTGGTAACTAACTTCCCAATAGTTTAGTTCTATGAAATCTGAGAATACTCTTTTTTGATAGTTATTATATTTTTCTTCTAACCATTTTGCATCATGTCCAGTGATTATTAGTAATTCTAAATAGAAATGTAATGCATCGGCTAATTCCTCTGACTTGTGGATGTCAAAATCGTTACCGTTTTCATCTTTTACCATCACTGATGTCTCTGGATTTCTGATACTCTCATAACTTTCTGCTACTTCTTCATTTATTCTGTTAATAAAATCTTTCATCCATTTTTGAGTTTCTCTGGTTTGTATACTCTTAAATTCTGATGGCATACCTTCTATTTCTTTATATTTTTCATAGACTTTATATTGTCTATCATACATGTCTTTAAGCCATGTGTCTTTATCAAATTCATCTGCTTCATAATCTAATATGTTCATAATTTTATAAGTTCCTCCTTTATAAGTTCTAATGATTTTTCAATACCTAATTTTGTAGTATCAAGTTTGATTTTACGAAGTGTACTCATTTCAAAGACTTGGTTATATCTGTCTTGTAACATTTTAATTTGGTCTTCTTTTACAAAATCTTCATTACATTTTCTAAATCTCTCAGCTACTGTTTTTGCATCTGTTTCAACCAATACCAATAAAGTATTGTGTTTAATAGCACTTTCTATGTCTCTTACCCAATTTTTGAAACCGGGGTCAACTAAACGGTCATTTCCACGTAATATAGAATAAACTATTTCTGATTGGTAATATCTGTCTAAAATGAAAACATGGTTAGGGTCTATGTTTTGTGACATAACTTCGATGTCCTCATAAATGTTACAAATTCTCTGGGTCTCTTCCAGTGAATTACCTCTGGGTTTTATCATGTTTTTGATGGCTATTCCATATTCAAACTGATTTTTCATTTTTTCAATCAATGTCGATTTTCCGGATTTGTCAACTCCCTCAACAATTATTCTCATTTTCTTTTCCTCCATATTTTTTAATTTTGGCAAGAGTAGTTTGCCAATCAACTTCAGGGTCTTTCTTTTTACCCTTGGTTTTTTCTTTCGGGTCTAACACATAAGCGATTATCGCTTTTTTAGCTGCGTCAACATACCAATCAATGTCAATCCAATCAATGACATCTGCTAAGGTTTTGTTTTCGATATTATCATTTATAATTACACAATGGTCAGGTATGTCTGGTAGATTGTCTAGATTTTCCTTTAGTCTATGTTTCTTTTTGACTTTACCATAACTAGTATCTCTGGTTGGAAATATTCTATTAACAGTGTTAGCACATTTTACTAATCCTTCTGGTTTTTCCCAGTAAACTGCTTCATAAGTACTTCCTACTTTTTTGATATTTTGTAAATCACGTAATGGTGTATCTAATGATATCTCTAAAGGTTTACCGTATAATAAGAATTCTACTATCATTTTGTCTAATATTCTCAAGTGATTTCTCATTAAATGTTGAACCTTTCTAGAAGAATATTGAGCAACATCTCGGCCCTTGGTATGAACTGAGCCTCCTTCTTCCAATAAAATGTAATTGTTTACATCCTTTTGGAATATTTTATAGGCGATGGTCTTCTCAAGTTCCAGTCCAGTTCTGTCCATCCACTCTTGTATAGCCTCATCACATTTTTCTTTGTCATAAGGTATAATGATGATACCATCAGTATTACTTTGAACCAATTTACAGTATGGTTCTAATTTTTCTATCAAGTTAATAAGTAATAATTGACCTGAAACACACATGTTATTATTATTTTTTTCATCAAATAACTTACTAAATTTTGATTTCATACAACCTGAAATCGAATTGATAGTTAATTTTAATGCTCCTGTTTCTCCCTTACAAATCTTTAATTCTTGCTTATAACTTTGATTTTCAGGGTCATTTTCTAATAATCTTTTTAATTCAGCAGTTCGATGTTTATTGTCAAGTCTTCTTTGAACTAGCTGATGGAACCTTTCTGGTTCTTTAATTCCTCTTGAGACAAATCCCATTTTTAGCATTAAATTTGGATAGTATGATGAAACGTCAACTAACCACATCTCACCAGAATACATAAAGTTAGGTATAGCTCCATGTAAACCACCAATTCCAAGTTTATGCTCAACTCCTGCTACCATAATTGGTTTAGACTCTGAATATGGTATTTTTTCACATTTACTAAAAAAGTCTATTGCTTCTGTATACTTCTCAATGGTTAAAGGAATAATATTTGGGTCAAATGGGGTTGTTCCATCTTTGAAATCTTTGAATTCTGCTTGCAATATCTCTCCACTAAGTTGCCCATTAGTTTTTGAAACATATGATTTTGGTAAGTTATACATTTTGACCAAATTTACTTTACTCATTACTTGTTGTAGTTTAATTTTAAATTCCTCATAAGTTGCATCAACATCATCCTTATTATACTGGAAGACAGTTTCAACTTCTTCTGGAGTTAAAGGTCTATCTAAGTTGAAATCTATTTCAGACTCATGAATTTCTAAACCTAAGAAACCTTCAATTTCTTTAAGTGATAAGAACATTTGGTCTTGCATAAGGTCTAAATCATTGATGATTGTATTATAAAGTTTATATTGTCTCATGACAGCTCTACCTTTTTCTTCCTGGACTATTTGGTCAGAAGCTTTCTTTAGGTCTACTCCTGTAACTCCATTAATTATACATTTGGCCATGATACTGTCATAGTGTGTATTATTATGTCCTACCCAAAGGTCATCTTTATATCTTTCATAAAAATCTTGAAAACCATGTACATCATTATGGAATTTATGATATTGGTTTCCTTCTCTAAATGTTACTAACCAATCAAATTTAAACACTTCAAAGTCGTATATAAGTATTGCCATTTTCTTTCTCCTTTATAAATTGTTTATAAGAAAAGGACTAACCCTATTAGATAGTCCTTTTCATTATCTAATTATTTATGTACATCTTTGTAACTTTTGTTTTGGAAACCTGATTTTGATGTACTTAGTCTTAGGGTTAAGCCTACTCCTTCTAATTGCTCTAATTGAGCAACATACCCTGAAATACTATCAGAGTCTAATCCAAGTTGTCTTAATTTAGTAACACTTCTTGATAGTGCTTGAGAAGCTTTTTCGGCATCTCCATTTTTATCACCAAACATTAGATAGTCCCAAATGTGGCTAGATACTCCTTCTAATCCAAATTCGATTTTAATCATTGGGACTTCATCTTTTGATTTAGTCCATTCTGCAGCTAAGATTTCGGCATTATAATCTCCGTCTGCAACATTTCCAAATGAATTAGCATTTTTCTCGGCTTCCTCATTTCCACCCATGTCTTTAAACATAGCATCCAATTCTTTTAAATCTTCATCCATGATAATTCTCCTTTTTTCTATATTTTATTTTGTGATTAGATTGTCCATGAAAGCTTGATAGTCGTTAGGGATTTCAGTAGATTTTATCTTAATTCTAGTTCCCCCAAACTCTTCATCAACGTGTCTGATGTGTAGTTTGTACTGTTGACCATTTTTTTCATCTCCAACTATAACTGCTCTCATAACGATGGTCATAAGTCCCATCATTTTATCTTTAAGTTTTTCTTCAAAAGCTGGTGTGTAATATGTTATTTCTCTACCAAACTTATTCTTTTCGACGTTAATAGCTTCGTGAGAAATAAAAATGATATTGTCACATAGATTAGCTAACATAACAATTTGTTCCCACATGAAGCTTCTTAACATAGCATAACCTCTATAAGCGATTTCACTCTCATGAGATACTTTGTTATCGGCATACCATTTATATTTGATATAATCTAAAAGATATTCAGTTGTATCAATAACAAGAGTCTCTGGAAGATTTTCTCTTAACTCTGTTACAGCTTTATCTAAGTCACGATATGACTTTATTCTGTAAATATCTTCCTTTGGGAATAAATATTCTGCATTACCATCTGTTGACAATATTTTAGCACCCTTAAATTGACTAGCAAATGTAGTTTTTCCATTAAACGGTGCTCCATAAATCCATATTCTCATAGTTTTGGTCCTCCTTTCTTCTTGCGAAAGTCTAAGATTATTTTATAACCCCTCGTAGGTTAGTAATTCCCTTTGGCTGGTTGAACTATGTTGGGGAATACGACCAGCCATTTGGTTATTACTAGGTTATTATATAATAACTCGGGTGAGATGTAAACAGTTTATTAGTATCTTTTAAATAATTTTTTTACAAATATAAAAATAGTCCATCACTAAGGATGAACTATTTTGTTGCCTCTATATTTTTTTGCTTAATTAAGCATCGACTTCAGTTTCATTTTCTTTTGAAACTTTTTCTTTTCTAGATGCTCTTAAAATTCTGATAGCTTCTTTTTCTGTTTTAGCAGTAATTACACTTTGGTTATCTTCTGTGAAATAACCTACCTTTAATTCTATAACTGCTTCACCCTCTGTGCTATGTGCCTTAGCTACCTTTCTTAATTGTGATTTTGGAATAGTAAATTCAATTTCTCCCATGATTTTTCTTTCTCCTTTCAAAACATTTTTATTTTGTTTACATTGTTATTATACCATATTACTGGAATAATGTAAACAGTTTTAAGAAAAGTTTCTTAACTTTTTTAATCGTCAAATGTATTTGTCTCTTTACAAGCAAATGCGATTATTCCTTCTCTAAGACTTTTATCATTAATACTTGAGAGAATTGCTGCAATAGCTGATTTAGCGGCAAGTGCTCTATGCTCAAATCTTTCAGAGTTATACTCAACCTTAGCTCTATTGGAATAAATCTTAACCTCCAATTTTGGAGTCTCAGTGTCTGCTCGATACTCTCTTTCTAGTTCTATAGCTTCTGTTGCTATTTTCAAAATTTGGTATAAATCTTCTTTTTCGTGAGAAATCTCTTTGTGTTCATTTTCAAAAGCTTCTTTCAACAAATCATCAATATTCTTTTTACTCATAATTTCTCCTTTCTTAATATTCGACTGATGTACGAATTGAACTTTTCACTTTACTTTCTTTAGTGAATTTATTATAAATTTCTGGCATTTCTTCTTGGAGTTTTTTACTATCTATAGTTTTTCTGGTTGAACCTTTAACATATGTAAATTTCAAACCATCAATGGTGACAGAATTTGTTTCTAATTCTGGAATACTCTCAAAAACTACTAATAATTTTTTCTTAAATTCCTCTTCTGTCTTTTTCAATTCGTCTTGTAGTTTTAACATCTGTTTATATTTTTTTGCAAAACCATCTGGAACTAATGCTTGTGCAACAGTGTCTAAGCTATGTTCTTCATTTTGATTAACCATTTCAGGGTCCATTTGTTCCTTAAAATTCATGATTTCTTTTTCTAAAAATTCATTTTTATTCATCAATATTCTCCTCCTTGCGTTCTTTTCATTCTGAAAAGGTCCTTATTTTGGTAAAAGTTACATTTTTCTCTAGCACAATATAATTCTTTTAAAGCCTCATAGGGTATACTTTTTTCTTGTCCTCTATATGCAAAACAATTTGTCTTGGTTTCAGGTTTTTCCATTTCTATTCTCCTTCTCTTTCTTTAGTAGCCTCACGAGCTGATACTATTTTGTAATATTCTTCTAGTTTTCTCTTTTTTAATTCAGCATTTAAAACCCTCCAAATCGGTGTTTCTTCTAACCAAGCTTTTGGTTCCATCTTAGCTAATTCTGTGATTTCATAGATTGGTTTTAAAAGTTTATCTGAGCTATGGTCAAGTACAAATAATTCAAATGCTGTTTTATTTTTGCATACTTCTCTTTCTAATTTCAATAAGATATTAATTAAGTGACTATTTTCTAATTCGCTAATTTCTTTTCCGTCCCATGTTTCTTTATATAGAAAATATACATCACGATTTTCATCCATTCTTAACATTTCTTTCACCTCCTCACTCGCATCTGAGATATTAACTTTATATTGTCGGGGAGTTACTAATTCTCCCAGAACCATATTTGAATAAAGTTTCTGGTATTCTTCAAATCTTGGTCCAAACCTTGTCCATTCTAAATGACCATCAGTTCCTCTTGACATAACTTATTTCCTCCAGTCTTACATTTTTAGATTTCAAATTATCAATACATTCCTGATAATATCGTTTATTGTGTTCTGGGTAGATAGTTCCAGAAAATTGATACATTTGTGTGAAACAATCGTCAATCTCTTTATAAGTAAAATTCCTTTTTCTTAAAGCTAACCAAACCTTTTGTAAATCTGGATGGTAACCTCTTTTTATCATTTCTAAATAAACTTTATATGTAAACCCTACCAAATAGCTTTCTGGATGTGTGAAAACATAATCTACTGTTCTATGTTTTCTTCCCCAACCATTACCCGATAGTGCAATACATTCTCGCCATTGTCCAAGTAATTGTTGTCTTGGTAATTTAGAAATTAATTTTTGATGCCATAGTCTCATATTCCTACCTCCTATAGATAAACTGGTCTACCACCTTTGACTTCACCACAGTATGTTACTACGATATACAATCGGTCATTATTGGCTTTGGCTATTCCAATACTATAGGACCAATTGGTTTTTTCTGGTGAATAATATGCTAAAACATCGACTTTGGGTGTTTGACCTTTGAAAATTCTTCTGACTTCTTCAGCCATTTCTCCTTTTAACAAATTTTTAAGTCTTGAATATTTTATTTCCATACCTTTTCTACCTCCTAAAATTTAAGAGTAAATTTAGTTTATATACCCAATACCCCATATATTGCCATTTCTTGCTCTGCGATTTCTGATTTTACAGCTTTAATTTGTTGATGTAATTCATCTGAATAATGATAATCTTCTGATGTCCAAGTGTCAATCATTCTTAACATAAAATCTTTGTTTTCTAAGTCTTCTAATTTGGCTTTAAGTTGTGTCAATGTCAAATCTTTTAAATTTTCCATATTCTCCATCTCCTCTATATTTGTTCTTAATTATATTATACCACATTTTAAGACAAATGTAAACAGTTTTTTCGAAAGGTTTCATGATTTCTCATTGTTCTCAGGTTTTAAATACAATATAACTTGAGCTGTTGGAAGGTCATATTGGATGGAAGTTACAGAGCATCCATCATATAACATATTTTCTATACTTTCGGTTACATTTGATTTCTTTTTAGTGATTTTGGGTTCTTTAAACAATTGTCTTAGAATATCAGTTTCTAGTCTTCCAAAATTATCTAATTTCCATGTTTGATTGGTTTTCAGTTTAATTAATATCTTCATCACTTTTTTAACAATTTCCTTTCTTCCTCTTCTTTAAGTTTTAATTCTTTTTTCTGTTCTTTAGTTGTAATACCATTCATGATGTCAAGTAAATTAGGTTGATAGAGGGAGTCTTCCAATTCAGTAGATTTTAATTTTGCATATGTCACTACACCTCGACATAAGTTTTGTAGAGTAGATAAAAATCTATATTCGAAGTCTGGGTCAACACTATTTCTTTTGGTTTTTAAAATTCTAATGTCTTTTTCTATAAATCTGAAATTGCTAAGTAGCTGATAAATTAATTCCAATCTTCTTTGATTATCGAGTGCTATCCAGGCCGGATTTGCTACAGAGTTAGGAGCAGCTACTCCAGATAAGTCTTCAATGGCATCCAATACAGCTTTTCTTAATTTCTTTCTACTAATGTTCTCGATTATGAATGTTGTAGAAGTATTTATTTGTTCTTCTGATAATTCGTAAAGTTTTAATTCTGAAAGACTAGCGATTAAATTATATTGGTTCCCATTTCTTTTAATAATTAACTCATTTTTCATTTTAATCTTCCTCCCCTTTTTATTATATTATATCATAAAATAAGAGAAAAGTAAACACTTTTTTCTCTTATTTCATACCCATTACCTTTTATTTTAGCTAAGGTAATTACATGGGTCGATTATAAAAATGTCTTAAATTTAAACCTCGTGCCTCGATTTTTTGCAGATTTTAAGATATTCCCGAAAAATCAGTATCAATCTTAATTCCTGAGGTATCTTCATATCTTGCAATTAGTTTTCTATAACATTTTATAGAGTTCAATAACATACATCTTTGGTTATAAGCAGACTCATTGTATTTTTCATAACATTTTGGACATAATTGTAAAGAGTCTAACCAAATTAAATCGTCTCCATTCTTTTCTGATTTTTTAAAACATAATCCACATCTCTCTGTGATAGTACTCATTTCTAACCTCCTTAATTGATTTCTTCTAGATTTTCTCTTGCCTCATCTTCCCATCTATCAGTCTCGATGTACTCTTGATATTCAGAAATTTCTTTTAGTACTTTGTTTAATTCCGAATTGTTAAGTGCATTTTTCACAATCTCCAATCGATGTTTTTTGTCTTGACTGTCTTCTAATGAATTTAGCCAAGTAAGATATAGGTCTGCAGCAGGATGAAACCTTCTGTTTAATGTGTAATCTTGCATAAGGTCATAAACTTTTTCATATGCATCAACATATGCTTCAGTATATGCATCTATTATATTTTCATTAGTGATGTCATTTTCCTCCAAGAATTGATGAGCAACATCTTCTAGTTGACTCTTTTCCTTTCGTCTTAACTCTACCAGATTTTGGTATTCTTCCTCATTTGTGATAAATGAATTAATCTCCAATGACTGTATTCCATCCCAGATGGCTGTATTAACTTTTCTCTTCAAAAATTCTATGTCTTCAATTTTCAATGAGAAATCTACTAGTTTATCTGTACAATAACCGCACCAAGCCTCAGGGTCTTTATAATGGACATGTATCTCTAATAAGATTTTTTCATTTTTGGTGTTAATGCTATATAAATTCATTGTGATTTTATAGAATTTAAACTCGAACAGAGTCCATTCTTTTTGCCATAGTTCTGGATTAAGATAGTTTTTTATTAAGAATTCATAATTCATACGAAATATCTTAATCGCTAATTGGTTTTCCATATTTCTACCTCCTAAATCTTTCCTTTGAATAAAACTTTAATTCTATCTTTTATTGTTAATTTCTCTTTACCATAAAATCTTGCTTCTGGTATAGGTTCTAAAACATTGGGTACATTTAAGACCATGTGATTTATTGGAATTTGTTCAATCTTTCCAACTAAATTCATCCCATCTTGTAATTCTATTTGAATTCTAAAAGCTAAATCCAGATTAATGTTATTTGGTGTTTTCTCTGCCAATTCTTTTAAAAGATTAGATTTTATAGTTTTAATAATCATTTCTTTATAGGGAGAACCCTCAGTTTTTAATTCTTCTATCTCTTTATAACTTAAGAAATTCAAAGCTGTTAGTCTTATCATATCAGTTTCCATTTCTCTAACTCCTTTCGAACATCTTCTACCGAATATGCTACAATAAATATTCCCTGAGCTTTTTTTATCTGACGACCATGAGCCTCTTGTAATGCACTGGGAGTATTATTACCGTCCTTAACCTCTATTCCAATAAAGTGACCACAATGGCAAACAATAATGTCAGGAATTCCAGCTCTCATATATACACTTCCATGTACTTTAAAGCAATAAGCTCCTAGAGATTTCAAGTATTCTTGTATAGCTTTTTGTAATTTAGTTTCTTCTTGCTTTTTTTTCATTCCTCTTCTCCTTTATTTTGTTCTTAAGAATTTCAGATTTTGACATGTATTCTTTGAGTTCTTTAATTTCACTGTTTTCTATGATTAGTACTTTTTTGAATGCAGCATTTATTGCTTTCCCTACAAATTCCATCATTTCTTTTGCGTCTTCGACATACAAAGTTTCAGCGTTTTCTGACCACATGAATGGTTTTTCATTTTCATCGTAATAGACTTCATGTAACTCATAATAAACCTCTTGATAGATTTTACCTGTTTGGTTTCCTTCATCATCATACTCTGGATAATTTTTAATGAATTTTATCCATCGATAGTTCCAATAACTTCCAGATAACTCTTCAGATAATTTTTCGATTTCAGGAGAGATTTCTTGTTTCTTATTCATTTGTATCACCTCCTAAGTTTAAAATTTTCATTAAATATCGACATTCTTTGTCGTAATCGGTGTCTCCCAAAACTAGCATTTTATTTCTTAGTTCAGACATACAAATTTTAAATTCGTGACAATCTTTTTTCATCACCGATACCATCACTACGATATAATCTCTATCTGAATTTTCCCATTCATTTAAGAATTTGACATTTATACCATGGTCTAAGAATATTTTATCTGCTCGATATGGATTTTTGTCGATATATACAAATTTCTTATGTCTTATTCTCAAACCTCCTCTTATCTCTACATAGTTATATAGTTTATTCATCTTCCTCCTCCTTTATGATTTTTGCATTCTTAATAAAAATTTCTTCATCCTTAATTTGAGCATATAACCATCTAAATCTTCTTTTGTGGTCCTCCATATCGGCTTTAATCTTTTCTATTCTTTTTTCTGGAACCAATAAATATGTATAAATTAGGGCATCGTCCATATCTACTCTTAGTCTCATGAATTTATGATACCTGGAATAGATATAGGTCATCACTTTAGTTCTATACAATGGATTGGTTCCAATTTGAATATCATAAAACAAGGGTTTCTTCTTAAGAATAGCCGTTGCTCCAAATTCTTTCTTTAACTCATTTTTAATCTTAAGAAATTGTTGGTCCATGTAATTTCACTCCATTTTGGTCAATGTAATTACCTTAAGGTAATTTTAAAAGGGCCTTAAATGTCAAATATGGCCCTCGATTTTATTGCAAGGTTTTGAAAAATCTTTATTTTCTTTCAGCCTGATACATTTTGGGTTCATAATCAGAATACTATCACAATCCCAACCATAAAGTCTATAATATAACCCTTTCCAGTGACTAGTAGTTTCATTACTCAGAGATAATTCTATAGCATCATAATGTCTAGCCAATTCTTCAAAGTCTAAACAATCCCAACTATCAAAATGCTCTATTCCAATAGGAGGTTTTACTTTAGGCAAATTATCTAATCTTTCAGCATAATTGATATAGAGAATTCTTGTTTTGGGTTTTAAGGTAAAAGTAAAACTCTTTTCTAACGACTCTATGTCAAAATTTTCTCCTTCACACCAATTTTTCCAACTGCGAGGAGCATCTACGGGACTAGCCCATAAACCTCCTTTTGGTCTGGTTGACAATTCTTTATTCTCAATAGGTTGAAATTTCTCAGGGTCAAAAACATCCGACCCATAATGTATATATAATCTTTCCACTTAGTTCTGACCTCCCGTAATATCTTCAATCTTCCAGGTTTTGCCGTAAATTGTTACATTTCTTAATTTTTTTAGATAATCTTCTACATAAGATTTAGCTTCAGTTTCATTGTCTGCAAAAACATATCTTCTAAACAATTCTATTTTGGAACAACCATGTAATCCACCAACGTTAACTGAAACTGTAAATCTCTTACTCTTGGACTGATATTTAGGAACATAGCTATCTAATTCATAATTTTCTTTAGTCTCTACTAATTCTTTTTCTAAATCATCTGTTAGTATTTTTGGGTCTATTCTTCTCAAATAAACCAATGCATCCTTGATTTGTCTTCTGTATTTCAATATCGAATATTCTCTGGCCGATAATTTTTCATATTCAGGGTCTCCCGGACCATTAGTCTTTTCTTTTTGGTGTGTGATTAATAACATTTCTTCTTGCATAGCTGTAACTTGTTTTTCCATCTCAGGTACATTATCTAAACAATGCTTTAAATAGTTAATAATCTCTAAAATTTTAGTTGAGCTTACATCTATATAATTGTAACCCTCAACCTTTAAAATCTTACTCTTAACTCTTGACTTGGTTTCCCCTACATTACTTGTCTCTGATTTTCTTTGGATTGCCATTTTCCTACGTCCCATCACTCGATTATATTCTTTTGTGTTTTTTATTTTTACTAAAGGTATATATTCTTCTTTTCGGTATTTTTTATTTTGCATTCTTTTGTAACATAACATACATGTTCCAGTTGAAGAAACTAGCTTGTCGACTTCCATTTCGCAATCTGGACATGTGATTTTGTTAGTCATTAAGGTTCCTCCTTTCTTTTTAGTTTACAAATATTATATCATAGAATAAGACAAATGTAAACAGTTTATAAGTTATTCGTGGTCACAACGTAAATAGTTTTTATAGAGATATAAAATACTTTTACCTAGTTCACGGTCGATTGGAAATTTAAACCATCGATATTCTTGTTTGGTGATACTTAAAACTCTTAACTCTTGAATTTGTATAGCTAATTCAGGGTATTCCTCAATTAACATTTCATAGTATAATTGTAATTGACATTGAGTTCTGAACATATCTAAATTACTTGAAGTTTTCCAATCTATTAAACATATTTTAGACTCTTCATCAACGTCTGTTTTAATTTCAGCAATACAGTCAATAATACCCTTACAAGCTAATTTCTCTGAGATTATTCGACATTCTGTCTCATAAACTCTTTTGATTGTTGCTCGTTCATTTCTCCATTCGTTGAAATAATGTAGATAAATGTCATATTCTAAAGCAATAGTTGGTTTCTGAGGATTTCCATCTTTTAAACTATTCATATAATCTTCAATACATTTATGAACAGCCGTTCCTCTTTTTGCTGCATTCTCTAACACACTAGGTGGAATATTTTTATATTTCTCATTTTCTCCAAAAACAGCTTTGACAACATTGTTAGCTCCTCTCAATTTACATTTGAAAAACTCATCGTCAGTATATCTCTTAATCTCCATCTTTGTTCCTCCTATAATCTTTTATTTGGTTTATATCTAAACGGGGTATTTTTATAGTTTTATAATTTCCTGGAAATTTACAAATAGGTTGAATACCCGGTGGTAATTTTATTCCAGTGATGGCATCTTGGTACCACCAGGTTCCATCCAAAGTTTGACAGAATAGCCAATTACTCTCCATCTTTACTTTCCCTGTGGTCATCTAAAAGTGTTTTAGCTGCAAATCCAGTTATCATAGATTTTAAATCTAACCCCAATGAGTCTTGTGCTACTTTAAGGATTTTGTCTATCTTCTGAGTGTTATTTTCAATCAATTCCGTTGATTGGTCACTATACATTGTAATGTGGTCAATGTTATTAAGTGGTGCAGATACTTCTTTAGCTATTCCTGGTAAAGCTTGACAAATCATTTCAATAATAGAAGCTTCCTTCATTTTGGCTTGAGCTTCAGCTTTCTTCTCGATACCTTCTGCTTCTGCCAAAGCTTTTGCTTTTATACCCTCTGCTTCTGCTAATAATTTTGCTTTTTCACCATCAGCCTCAGCCAATAAAAGTGCTTTCTTTCCAGCTGCTTCTAATTCGGCTGCTTGCTTGTTAGCTTTTGCAATCTCAATTTTAGCTAGAGCATCTCGTTTGGCTGTTTCTTGGGCTGCTTCTGCTTTCTGGATAGCAACTGCTTTTTCAGCCTGTGCTTTTACTTCGGCAGCATATTTGTCAGCATCTGCTTGTTTTCTAACCAGTGCATCTAATTCTTTTTCTTTGAGTGCTACTTCTTTTTCTTTTAACTCTGTTTCTTTTTCTCTCTTTGCAATTTCGGCAGCAACAGTTGCTTCGTTAACAGTTTTTCTTTGTTCTGCTTCTTGTATAGAGTATGCCGCATCAGCTTCGGCCTTCTTCTTGTCTTGCTCTATCTTATATTGAGCTTTTTTGATTTCTAAGTCCTTTTGCTGTTCAGCAATTTTTGCATCCGCTTCAGCTCTAGCCTTAGCTCCTTCCTCATCGGCAACAGACTCTGCGATTTTAATTTCTTTTTCAGCCTCGGCTTTAGCGATTTTAGCACTCTTTTGAATTTTTGATAAGTTGTCAATTCCCAAATCACTAATCGCATTATTCTCATCTGTACAAGACTGTACATTCAAATTAACAATCTCTAAACCAATATTTTGAATATCATCCTTGGCATTTTCTTGTATTTTGGTTGAAAACATTTGCTTATTGTTGACTAAGTCAACCAAATTCATTTGGCCAATAATTTCCCTCATGTTTCCTTCTAAGACTTGTTGAACATTTCTTGAGATATAATTTGAGTCTTGATTTAAAAAGTGTCTTGCTGCTACTTTTATTAACTCAGGATTATTTGGTATTCTGACATTGGCAACTGCGTCAACATCGACATTAATAAAGTCTGCTGTTGGAACTTGAGATGTTCTAACGTCGATTTGTATCAGTTCAAGAGTTAATTTATCCACCCTCTCAAAAAATGGTATTCTCAAAGTTGCTTTTCCAATAATAACTCTTGGTTCTTTTCTTAAACCTGAGATTAAGTAAACCATGTCTGGTGGACATTTTACATAACTCATCAAAACAAATAATATAAGTAGAATAGCTACTACTCCAATAATAATTCCTACTAACATAATCTTTCTCCTTTTCTAATTCTAATTTTCTTTCAAATAATTAATGTAGTCCCAAAGGACTTTACGATGTTCTCTCTCTAATTCAATTCTTTCTTCTAAAGAGTTGATGTATTCAAGAGTTTCCTCATCTTGGGTTGTTCGAAAATCTGAAATTCTCCAGCACATGGCTAAAGCAACAAGATTAAGACAAATCATAAGTTTTATTAAAATTCCCCAAGTTACTTCCTTTTGGTACCATTTCATATTACTCCTCCTTGGTATTTAGATTTATTTGGTCCAATAAGTCCTGGTGCAAATTTTTTATAAATTGTTTATGTGCTATCATTTCTTCTCCCTTCTCGAAGATTTCCATCACATTCAGAATAAATTTGGTAAAAATCCAAAGGGTCAAACTTATCATAAATAAAATCCACATAACATTTTCTCCCTTCTAATTTACATCTGTAAATTGATAATCCGACCAATTATAGTCTTTGGCATTAGTTTCTTTGATTGCACCAAAAGTAGTTAGAAAATCGCTAAAGTCTAGTTTGTTTACACACCAAACTTTTTGGTTAACATCCCAGTCTTGTTCCATTAAGTTTTTAAAATCTAACCATTTAACTTTTTCAGATGGGACATGTTCTCCAAAATGTTCTTCTGTTTTATCAATCCACTCTTTCATAGCCCTAACAATGTCTTCTCGATTGCCATTGCTAACATAGTTTAATCTACGGTTAGGTTTATTCCCAAACTCAAAAGTTAATAAAGCAAATCCCATCCCTTCAGGTAATTGGTTACTTATACTTTTTGCAATTTCTTGCATCTTATTTTTGGCTTGTTCATTTCTGTCCATAATTTCCACCTCCTTTCCAATTTTTCCAAGTATCTATTACATGTTGTCTCACCTCATTTTTAGCTAGAAACCTAACTTTGGTTTTGACATAGTCATGCACTAATCCATACAAAAAACTATCAAGTCTACTAGCAGTATCACATTCTAAACATTCTCCCTTGAGAGTTTTTGTTTTTGGTTTTTTGAAGTTATGGTCAATGATTTCTATTGAGACATTATCTCCGACAAATCCTTCAGTTATAATAACTGAGTTTTTCAATAACTCAATATTTTTTAAATATTTTTTATAAATTTCTGTTTCTTCTAATTCCATTAATAACCTCCTGTAACATCTTCGACCTTCCAAAAAGTAGGGTCTAATTCTCGATAAGCTTTTTCTCCAGTTCGTACTATTACTCTCTGTATTCCAGCATTAATTATCATTCTTTTACAAAGAGAGCAAGGAGCTGGGTTTTCAACATATCGCCATGTATCATCTTGTTTAGGTTGTAAACCTACTAAATACATTGTAGCTCCTTTCATGTCTTCTCTATTTCCAAAAATTATAGCATTTTGTTCACTGTGAACTGCTGGACAAGAAGAGTAATCAGTTCCTCGAGGAGAATTTACTCTGAAACAAATCCCTCTCTCCTGACAACTGATAATTCGACGAGGTGCTCCATTGTAACCTGTAGAAACTATGACATTGTCTTTTACTATGATGGCACCCCAATGTTTTTGGAGACAAGTACTTTTTTGTGATACAACTTCAGCAATATTCAAATAATATTCAATTTTATTCATGTTCAACTTTCTCCAATTCTTTTATAGTTTGTTTAATTTTAATTACACATTCTTTACAAACGTGGTCCCATGTCGTTGTATGTGCTTGACCTAAGAATGTTTCTTCTAATTCCATACGATTTAATATGTTTTCGGGTAAATCGTGTTCTTCTACAGTTACTTTTTTTCCACAAATATCGCATGTATAAATTTTCACAGTTTTAAGCATTACTTTCTACTCCTTCTGGCCAGATGGCTATAGTTTCTCCACAAATCTCACAAGTAATAAGAATTCTGTCTTTCTCATCTACTGAGAATTCAAAACCCAAAATATCTTCTGGTCTTTCTTCAATAGCAGAGTCTCTAAAATCGAATTTATTTCCACAATCACATTGTAAAGTTATCATTCCTTTCTCCTCTCTATTATAGAACCCCCATTCTTGCTGCTAATTTTCCAAGTTCAAAGGGTGACATCTTCTGTAACTCTTCTTCCAATCGAGACTTCCCTTCTTTTGTACAAGTCATCTCCAAAAGTCTCAGGTCTTCATCTGATAACGGCATACCCAAATCCTCATGAAGTTTCTTAGCTGCTTCTCGGTCTTCTTCCCAATGACCTTCTCTAAATCCAACTAGAATGGAAGGTGGAACTGGAATATTGGTTTTGAGAGGTCTCCAGATATGTAGAGTATATTCATTATTATTGATGTAATTTTCTTTGGTTGGATGATATTGGAATGCGTCCTCGTCATCTCTAAAAAACATTTCTTTCATTTCATTCATAACTTCCCAAGATGGGATTTTGTTTTTAAAAGAAACCGATAAATGTTCCCAATCCATCACTTTTGTAAAACAAACTAATGCCTTGTCACTTCCCTTAAATGTGTGTACATCCAACTTAATTTTCATTACCCTGTCTGTCTGAACATTCTTGTAAACTTTTCTTACTCGCTTGTCGCTCAATATCTCGTTTAAATCTTTCAAGTTCTTCACACCTCCTTTCACATAAGTCTAAACTGTGGTTCAAATAGTTTATATAATTTTCTTGATGAAATAAATTTTCTGATGATATTCCAATTTGTTTTTGTTGAGACCATAGGGTCAAACCTAAATTAATAATGTGTCTAAGTTCACCCTCCGGGATGACCATTGGAGTTACAAGTTCTCCAATTTCTTGTTTTTGTTTTACATAATTCATAATCATTTCTATAGTGTATTCGTCTTCTTCTTTAACTATTTGGGCAATTAGGGTTTGTTGAATTTTCATCATGTCGTTGTTTGGTTCCATCTTGTCTATGCTCTTCATCGAATTTGTCCTCCTTCTCTTTTAATTTCTTTTTATAAATTCTATCATAATCATAGCTGTTGATTTTTATTCCAGCCTTCATTAGTTCCTCTTCATATTCTTCCGGTTTGTATTCTCCCGTTCGGAACATGTCAACTGTGACTAACATATCTTCCATGAAACTACTAAGTCGTTTTTGTCCGAAATGTGTCTCTTCACTAAAATGCAAACTATAGGCAATAGCTGTAATAAAACAGTCAATAGAACATTGTAATTCTTCTTTATAGTTATGTTCGAATTCTTTTCTGAGATTTTCATACATGGTAGCATTTCTGTTGCTTAACCATTTCTCCATAGTCTCTTTACTCATAGTTCTTATTTTTCTATACTCATCTCTACTTAATTTATACATTTTGATTATCTCCTATTCCAACTAATTTTTCAAGATTGTCTACTTGAGATTTTAAATGTCTAACTCTTTCTGTGATATACAATGGTCTCGGACTATCTGTAGTTAATTCAACATAAATTTCATCTATATAACTCTTTAGTTCTTGAGTACTTTTAGTTACTTTTTGTCTGTCCATTTCTCCTCTCCTTTCTTGTGTATACTTCTACTCCAAAGTCTTGACACATTTTTATTACTTTACTCATTTCCATTCCAGCCCTTAAAAATATTGGGTCTTTACCTTTTGATTTTAAAGTTACCCAGGGTATTACTCCAAAATTTATATCTCGGACACTGTATGGAGAATTGTTGTGACCATTACGAGGAGTAAACATGTCAACTTCCCAACCACTCTCGATATAAATCTTTTTAATATCAATCTTTGGGTATATTCCATGACCATTTTCTACTCCTTGTTCGGGTTGTGAATAATCTTCTGTATATGGAGTTCCAGCATTATGTTCATAAGGAGCATCATCCCAATCGTCTCCCCATTGTTTATCAATTGGAAGAGGTGTAAAGTATAGTTGGAATGGTCCTTGAGACCAATTTTCAAAATCCTCTACATAGCATAATTTCCACTTATAACTACTCATTTTTCATCCTCCCTTCTGGAGTTTCTCCAATTTGTTTAACAATCTCCTCAGCGGTTACAACTCCCGAAATTATATCTTCTTTGGTATTACAATGATAACAACCCATTGTTAGAGGGTTCCAAATTCTTCCACATTTTGGGCATACCCAACCTGCTTGACCAAAATGATAATTTTCGAAATATTTGACATCTCTAATGGTTTGGCTATCTTTATGTCCCCAGTCAATACCCTGACTATAGTTTTCATTTTTTATATCTTTTATCATTTTATTTACCCCCTAATCATAACTTTCTACATCTTTATCTTTTCTAATTTTTCGGAATACTGGAAAACGAAGAGATTTTGTCCCATTCTTATTGGTTGTTTCTTCAAAAAACTTAACTTCAATGATTTTCCCCATAATCTCTTCTGGATGTTTCCAAAAATATTCTCTTTGTTCTTTACTAAATCCAGACCCTACTCCAACGGGGTAACCCCTATAATCAACTATAACATTTCCTAATCTTCCTTTATTTTGACCAGAACCCTCTTCAATATTTAAAACTCTTAAATCTTCAGTATACATCTTTTTGACTTTAATTAGATTTTCACTTCTTTTAAATTCATAAGGTTCATCTAAATTTAGCATAATACCCTCAGAACCTTTCGAAGTGTATTTATCTAAAATAGTCATTACCCACTCTTCTCCAAATGTGCCATAAGCAATCAAAGGTACCAGTTTGACGAATTGGAATTTTTGAGTTCCTCTGAAGATTATATCTAACATCCATCTTCTCTCGCGATAGCCGTGATTACAAGTCTGAGTTTGTACTTCTTCTAATAAGAGAAAATCAAAAATATTAAAAACTAAATCTTTTTTCTTTCCTTTTTTCAATGTTTGACTTTGAGTAGCATTAAATGACTTTGCTATAAGTTCACCATCATACCAGCCATCTATTAAACGAGACAGCTCATTTGCAATTTCATCTAACCCTTCCATCACTCTTCCACTTCGAGTATAAAATGTACAGATGTGGTTTTCGACTTTAGCAAAACAACGATTTCCATCTAATTTTTCAGTAACAAAAACTTTTCGATCTTCCAATTTATCAAGATAATCTTCAAATCTATGTGCAAGTTGAATTCCAAAAGAAGGGATTAAATTGTTCCATACTTTATTTACAGTTTTTTCAGATATTCCAATATTTAGGGTTTTAGTAAATATTTTCAAAAGTATGTCTTGGTACTCAGGGTCTTGCTGAGTTATAAACTTTTTGACCTGTGCTACATCACTATCTTTTCCCGTATTATTTTCTCTGAGATAATCAAATAGTCCTGGAAGACTCCACTGTTTATCGTTAGAGAAATCTCCTAGTTCCAATTTCTTAAGCTTGGTTTCACCAATTCCAGTTCTAACGTATGGATTTAAACCAAATTCTAAAATACGTTTCAGGGCAGTATTGTCTTTTTGAGATTTAAGTAAATCGATTTTAGCATTAGTTCCAGAAGTTTTTTCGATTTGGACTAAGGTGTCTAATGCTTGTTTTTCTGTAATATTTGTAACTTCCATAAGTTCCATTTCTTTCTCCTTTCTATCTAACTATTTTTTTCTTCGGTCTTCTACTTCTCTCCTTGGTTCTAAGGTCTTCCTCCCAACCTTTCATTGAAGTAATAGACCTTCCGGTTGGTCGACTTTTCACTTGGTGGTCAACAATCCAAATATAACATTCTTGCCAATATGTTCCCTTGTCATGAAATAATACTTTCATAATTTTATACTCTACTCCTTCTGGGGGAGGGTTAGGTAGTTCCATCACATTACTCCTTTCTTTAACAACTATAAAGAAGAGTAAGCGAATACCTGCTAATCACTTACTCTAACTTTTAATAAATATGCAATTATATTTTTCTTTATAGTTTGTAATTTTACTATCATTTCATTTCTCCTTCTTTGAGGTAGTATAGAATGATTTCTATCTTATAGGGGTAATACAAAAGGAGAATGAGACAATCTAAACATTGGCAATGCAAAATAACTATATTTTTTTTGAATGATATTACGTGTAATCGCATAGAACTGTCTCTGGGCAAATGATACATTAACATACTTTAATCATGATAAAAACGATATGATAAAGATGACATTATTTTCTCCTTTTTGTATTATGTGATAATTATATCACAGGAAAAGCAAAATGTAAACAGTTTATTAGTAATTTTATAAATTATTTTTTCTCTTGCTTCTTTAACCATGCTTCAAACATTTTGTCGTCAAAATCTTGACCTTTTCTCAAATTATCATAGATAGCTTTTTCTACACTACCTTTGGTCTGTAAAAAGTAAAACACTGGTTGTTGCTTTTGTCCAATCCTATCAAGTCTAGCCTTCGCCTGAGCATACAGAATATAATTACCATCTGGAGGGCTATAGAATACTCCGATATTAGCAATACATAAATCGTTTATACCCACTGCCCCAGATTGATAGTTAACAACTGCTACTCCATTCTCATTGTTCTTAAATGGACCTAAATCTTTTCTTGCTCCATAATATACCCCAACTGGTCTTTTTAATTTTTTACAAAGATTTTCAATTTTCTCAATTTCTTTTATGAAGTTTACAAAAATTACAATTCGATATGGAGTAATCTCCAAAAACTCTTTGAGCCAATCTTCTTTGGGAGAACTAATCTCATAGTCTTTGATAAATCCAGAGCAACTCTGTCTTAAGTAAATCCTTAATGCAAACTGTGTATCAGCGATTACATCATTAGCTCTTTCTTTGTTGGGGTCCAACCAAACTCTTTCTTTCTGGAACTTAACAGCTTCTTTGGAATGTTCTATATTTTGAAAAACTTCTATCGGTTTGTCATAGTCTGAAGTGTATTTGTGATAATGTGATTTCTCGACAATCCCCTTCTCTAGAATATCTTTATATTTATAGTCTTGAATTGTCCAAAAGAAATGACCCCCTGAACTATCTAATACTTTTATAACATAGGTATCTTCAAATTTTCGATAAGGAATATCATAATCTTTAGCATTAATAAATTTCATTTGAGGGTAATAATCAATGTATTCTTCACTTTGAGGAGTACCAGTCAATATTAATTTGTATTGGGTTTGACCATAAATAGATAACAAATATTTAGTGATTTTAGTTTTATGAGATTTCATTTTATGACTTTCGTCTACAATAATCATAGTTTTTTGAGTGACAAATCGTTTGTAATAATCTGCACGTTTGGTTCTCCAAATACTTTCAAAATTTATAACTTCGTATTCTGGAGGATGGTCAAACTCACTCTCAATAGTTTCTTTCCAGTCATCAATCTTATTTTTTAGACAAACTATTAAAATCCTGTCAACTTTGTTTTCTTTCCAAAGTTTTTCAAAGACTAATAGGCTTGTGATTGTTTTTCCAGTTCCCATGTCCATAAATAATGCTGTAGCATAGTCTTTACTCTGGACAATGTCATTAGCAATCTTTTCTTGATAATCATATGGTGTTGTTTTCATTTTTTTCTCCTTTCACGATTTCTAAGATATTAGTTTCTATATCTATACAACCCTTCCAATAGTCTTTCAGTCCATCGACATTTGTCTTATGGTTTATTTGATTTTCTTTTATATCTTTTTCTAATTTCTCTATTAGTTTTTGTTCTCTTTCTATGTAACTATTTATTATATTATTTTGTTCACATATATAATTTTCAGTGTGTTGTAAATTAATCGCTAGTTTTATCAGGGTATCATCTTCTCTGTTTAAATTTGCTATTGCTAAAATTTTTTGTACTTCATCTAAAGTTTCTTCTATTTCTTCTTTACTTAGCATTTGTTTTCACCTCTCCATATTCTCATCTCAAACCTCTAATTCTTTAATATAACTTTCAGCTTCTAAAATATTTCTAAAAATCATATTTTCATCAAACCAACCATGTCCATATTCTTTTTGGTAAAACCAGGAACAATAGTATCTTCGTGAAGTAGAAAAAGTGATTGTGTTTAGAATAACTCCTCCACAACTCAAGTATTGGTCTTTGTCTTTTCTAACTATCACTACATAATCTCCATGACTATATCTTTGTTTCATTTTTAGACTCATCTCCTGTTATTTTGCCATAAACAGACAATTTTCGTTTGACATCTCCCCAATTATGGACATCACTAGTTACAATCTTCCAATAATTCTCTCTGATTTCTGGATGATTAAGACCCGTTCTATACTTAAAAACATAGCCATTTCTTTTGACCAATCCTTGAATTCTTTTTCCATGGTTGGGGTCTTTAAGATATTTACTTGGTTTCCAGAGTCTACCCCAAATGATTACTGCTTCTCTCAACACTTCTTTGAGTTCACCTTTAGCAAAAGCTTCATCTGGATTTTCCACATGTCTAGAGGAATTAGCTCTAACATATACAATATCTCCAGGTCGATAAATCTGAGTTGATTTATATGTGTAACCATCCCCTCTTTCTTCGAAAGGTCCAGACTCATGTATAGTTGGTCTAAGGTCTAATCGATATTCTCTAAGACTTCTTCTTTTTAGATTTCCATCTGGTGACATTAAAACCACTCTCCTTCTAATAATTTCTCTAAACAAATTTGTCCTTCGTCATTAAGATAACCAGCTACAAAAGATTTTGATTGATTTTCAACAAATTTAGAAATAGCCTTTACTTCTTTTGGATTAGTCTCTTCCCATTCTTCTGTTCGGTCTTCATTGTAAATTAAAACACCTGGTCCACCAAATAAGGCTATTTGTACTTTATACACTTCTAGTTCAATTGGTACTCCAGCTAATTTTGCTTTTACTTTCATAAAACTTGCTCCTCCTTCATTTGTTTTGGTTATAATACATACCAAAACCAGTATCATGTTTTGAAAATAGAAGTAACCAGAGTGTGAAAGGAATAAAACCTACGATTGCAATGATAATGGCTAATGCTATTAAGATATTCCAGATTTCTGGAAAAATTAATGTGATGATGCCTAAAGTGATAATTAGGAATAATATTGTTTTGAGAAATCTGTTTTCATGCTTAAGATTTTGGACATATTCTGGTCGAATATTAGATTGTTCTAATCTAGCTTTTTGCTCTTCTTCAACTTCTTTCCATTTTTGGTCAATAACCTTACATTCAGATTTATTTAATAAAATGTCAATATCTACTCTTTCCATATTAGTTTACCTCCTTCTCTTTATTATAATAATTATATCACATAATAAGTAAAATGTAAACAGTTTATGAGGAAACTAAACACTTGATAATTACATAAATATCCAAAAATTGACCATTTATTGTTATTTGGAACGAGGATTAACCTTAAAGCGATTTACCTACTTAGACAAGTAATTTTATTAGTTAAAAATAAAAATGCCTTAAAATTAAAATATGGCCCTCAAATTTTTGAAAAGTTCTTTAAAACTTCTATTTTGACCTTAAAAATGAGAATTAGTGATTAACCAATTCTCATTTTAGTTATTTTTCATTTTCTTTCTCCTTATCTTTAATTTCAATCCCTGACTCTTTTTCTATCTTTAGAACTGCTATCTTAGATAAGACTTTTAAAAGACTATTTCCCATAAATCCACTGAGAGAAACACAGGCTACAATGACATACTCATTCCAATTTAGTCCTTTTAATGCGAAGTAGACCAACATTCCTGTGAAGACCCCAATCAATGCGGAGATTACAAAAAACTTCGTAGGAACATCCTCTTTACTGTTCTCTAGTTCAACTAGTCTTTTTACTATTCCTCCAAGAGCAGCCAATAGCATGTTCAGGGTTATCTCAAACAGGTTTAAATTGTTCATCTCTTCACTCCCCTTATTTTTCTGCTCCTTCATGTTTCATTCTTAAAAATAAACTATCATAAATTGAAACTAAAGTTACAATAGAAATAATAAATGTAAATATTTTTAAAGGCATAACATTTACATTTCTTAGAATTTGATGATTATCAACCCCCACTACAACATAATAACCAGGATTAATAGTTGGCATTTCTCTCCAATATATTTTCATTGGAGTTTCATCACTTTCTACAGTTATTTCTCCAGTTGCAGATTTTTGCATTTCATCTAGGAGTTTACTTTTTTCAGTATTACCGATTTCAAATAACTTTTCTAAATCGGGGTTAGTTCCTTCAGGTGTAATATAATCAAATCCTAAAGTAATAACACAGGCGGAAATACCCGGCTCCGAATTCATTCTTTCCATTTCATGTAAAACTAATGTGTTATAAATCTCGGAACCATATTGGTAGTTAACTCCAGCAGATTTTAAAGAGTCTACTGCTTCAACGACATGATTAACTCTATCAATTTGCTCATCGAATACAGTGTCATAATACTCTTTGTCATATCGGTTCAAATAATCCGTGACCCAAAATAGGCAAATGATAAAGATAACCAGAGGCAATACCAACATAACTTTTTTCCAAGTTCTCATCTCTGGCACCTCCTTCCTCTTATTACTAAGAAAATCAACCACAGTTGCAGGTGCAAATATATGGTTGATTTGTTATTTTTATTATATTCCAAAATTCCAAATTGGTCAACATTTAATCAGATTTTCCTTTAGCTTTCTTAAAAGCCTCTCTTGCTTTTGTTCTAGCCTGACTAACAGGTAACATTTGAATAAAGAAGTTCTCGGCCTCATTACTCATACGTGCCATAATGGCTTGTTTTTGCTCCTTACTATTTCCTGCTGCAATGCTGACGGTTCTAGCCCATAATTGAGCAATGCTAATAATATCACTTTCTTCTAATGTAATTTTAGCCATTTGATTGAGCCTCCTTTCTCCTTTTCTCTACTATCTTTTTTCTTTCTCCAGTGAGACTAGCATCTCCCGGAACATAATGTTCCCAACGTCCTGTTCCAGAGGTATCATAAACTTTTTCTTCTTGACAATCATATATAGCAATTTGATTATATCTTCCAGCTAATTCTAGAGCTGTTTTTCTATCATCGACATTGAAGCTAATTTCTGGTTCTCCTTCAAACTTTCCAGCATCTATAGTGTCATGGTCTGCTTTTTTAAATTTATCAACTAAATTTTGGAATTCTTCATCTGTGAATTTCATACCTATCATACTGAACGTAACACTACAACCGGTTTTATATTCTTTAGATTTTCCAGTTTCCAAGTCATAAGTCCCATCCGGTACGTCTGGAGAATTCAGTTTATCTAATTTCTTTTTATATTCTTTCCAAGATTGACTTAAAGATTTTCCAAATTTACCAGACTTTAGCATTGCCTCAGATAATGATTGTTCCTTGGCTATAAAAATTCTTCTACATCTAATTGTTCTCCACATTCCATCCTCCTGAGCCACATCGAAGCCCTCCTTTACTTTAATATTATATCATATTCAGAGACAAATGTAAACAGTTTATAAGTTAATAACTCTGTGACAATAGATTTTGAACATCTATCTCAGTGTTAAGAGTAGTTGTTCTAACAGTATATATAGGGTTGTTATTCTCATCTCGTTTGAAATTAGAACAAACTCCCATAGTACCATCACTGTCAAATATTATACAACCTAAATCTATTTCTCCCGTTATAAGAGTAATAGACGAGATTTCTGAACCTGTGTCAAAATCTATTGTTTCACCAATTACTCTTGGCAATTTCTCGGATGTTATTCCAATATTATTAGCCATTCTCGATACCTCCTTGTTTTTGAGTTAATCTATAAAGGGTCAAGACATTTTCTTCAACTTTAGTAATAGTATAAATGTGTCCTTTGTTGTCTATAACCATACAACCCAATCGTAATTGCCCTGAAATTAATTCTATCTCTTCTGAAGTAACAGTAGTTTGGTTATACAGATTATTGCTTACTAAACCAACGTCATTTCTATTAGCTTCCGAAACATAAACTGCAGTTAACTCTATTCCTCCATTAGGCATTGTCACTATTGGTTCGGGGTTATGTTTATTGTCTAGATATTCAACATTTCCTGTCCAATGTGAAAAATGTTCTCCTGTCACGGCTTCATTAGCTTTAATTTTTATAATGGAACCTCCGGCATAGAACTCTTCAGTTTTTCCTTCAGAATTAGTTCCATTATTGATTTTTAGTCTATAGCCAATATCATAATTAGCCGTAATTGTTACATTTCTAGTTGGCATTTTGATAACCTGTGGGTCATCTCCAGTTCCAGGTTTATAGATATCAAATGAACCTCCATTAAATAGTTTGATATATGCTAAATCGTCTCCACTCCATCTGATAAATGTATAATGAGTAGTTTCAGTATTTTCTAGATTAAAATATACTGCAACTGGTTCACTCTCATGATATGAACCTGAAACCTCACCATTGATAATGGAAATAAAGTATTTATCTCTCTCGATAACATCACGAGTCAACTCTATATCGAAATCTTCTACTGTGATGGTAGTTTCAGGTTCCATTAACTCGTTCACAGTACTCACGGATTTACCACCATCTTCATCATTCTTCCAACCATTAAATTTCCACCATACGGGTATATCTATTGCTCGAATAGGAATAATACTTCTTTCTTCGAATTCCCCTTCAATGTCCCATCTTTCTGTGCCGTCTTCTCGAGTCTCAACTAATAATTCTCCTCCATGTAGCAAAACATGATATGTAGTAACATACCCTTCTCGACGGTATTCCATTTGGAGTTCAATGTTTTTGGCCGGCATATTAACGACCGTCTTCTCGGCATATCTGTCAATCAAATATTGTACATCTCCAACCCACTTATAGAAAACATAGCCTTCATCTGGGTAATCAGCATAAATATTTACTTGTTCTCCTGTCGCATAATTATAAGTTGTAATTTCTCCATTTTTTCCAGTGATGGTCAAGGTGTATTTAATTTCTGGGTCTGGAACATAGTATGTTGCTTTAACTGTAACATTATGTATCAGATTTCGAATATAAGTTGTAGATGCTAGAGGTTGATATACGTCATTCTCATCTCCTTCAATTATTTCCCATTGTAAGAATTTCATACCCTCTGGAGCCGGGTCCATAATTATGGTTGGAGAAGAATTTCTTATATATGTTCCACTACCTGAACCATTTATTACTGTAACTGTAAAATATGGAATAGGTTTATAATTAGCTGTGATTTCTCTATCGCTAGTACCCATCGTAGTATAGTATGGATTACTATACGATATTATCTCTTCTCCTTCTGTCCAATGCGAGAATTCATAAGACTCTGGAGATTGGTTACCTCTACAAGTAATAGATTGACCTTCATAATATCTACCTGAACCACTACCATTATTTACAGTTAGATTGTGATATATATAAGTTGGGTTTTCATGGTAATTTGCAGTTACTGTACAATCATTACTTGGCATGGTTATAGATGTAGAACTATTATATTTATTTCCAATACTATAATAATTACCAGACCAAGAACTAAATCGGTAACCTTCTTGTGGAGCATTGGCTGATATGGTTATGGATTGTCTTTCTTTATATATTCCACTACCAGAACCATTGTTAACTGTAAGTTGATACGAAACTCTTTCTCGATAAATCGCAGTATACGTAACATTCTGATTTCCCATCACAATATTATATACATATGGAGATGAGCTATATTTTGAACCATCTTTATTCCAATAATTAAACATATGGTTAGTCAAAACATCTGTTGAACTGATGGAATATTTCTTTCCCTCTCCCACAATCTTAGTTGTAACACTACCATCATTTCCAGCATTCTCAATAGTAACGGTGTGGGCTTTAACATAGTTAGCTGTGATAACGGCATTACCATCTCCAACATAAAAGGTTGTACTAGCATTTTCGGCATTACCAAATGAGCCAACCCCTTCTAATGACCATGAGCCAAAAACATAACCCTCAGGTGCTGCATCTGCAACTATGGATTGTCCACTACCTTCTCTTAAATTCTCTCCAAGAGTTTGCCCATTAATTGTTCCTTTAATTACGTTTACAGTATTATAAGAATAGTTATATGTCCAGTTCGATGTAAATCTTACATTAACGTCGGGCATTTTAAATGAGCTAGATGTAACATCCTCAAGATAACCAGTATCACCACTCCAATATGAGAAGCTATATTTTTCCCCTCTTGATTTTGGGTAGATTGAAACATAATCATTATAATTATACCAACCTTGGAGAGTTCCGTCTACCGTTACACTATGTTGTCCAGCATTTATATAAAATGAGGTTAATTCGACATCACAATCCGGCATTGTCAACCAAGATGTAGATGGTTGTTCACCTCCAGTTAGATTTTCTACTCCTTCTTTTGTTCCTTGCCACTCATAAAACACTTTACCCATAGCAGCATCATCAGCAAGTAACAATATCTCATCTCCTGCAAAAAATTGCCTAGTTGTACCACCAATATCATCATAAATAGTACCTCCGTGTAACGTCAAGGTTCTAGGAAATCTAATCTTAAAACTTGCAGTTAGGGTTACAGAATAAGACTCAGACTCATGATACTGCATAGCAAAAGTTGTTTCTTGTAAATTCACATTTCCAACATATTGTAGGTCGTCAGATTTTCCAGACCAATGCTCGAATACCATATATTGAGCACTTTCTCCATAAGGGACCCCTTTGATAGTTACAGTTTCTTCTTCAGCAACATAGGCCGTAGAAGAATTATATTCTATGATTATACCGTTTTCAACAGTTAATAACCATTTCTTAATAGGTAACTCTGGTTGGTTCTTCATGATTTCCAAATTCTTTTCAATAGCATTAGCTAGAGTATATGTAAATTGTGTACTATCATAGATAATTTCAAAATTTCCAGCTATTTCTGGATTAGATAAATCCATCAGCAATTTTATGTTTTGTATAATTCGAATAACATCATCCCTGGTTGGAATATCATTTTTCGTCCAATTGGTCTTTATAGCTAAAGCTGGAGGAACTCGTATAATCTTTCTCTCGACCATGTCTTCCATCACATATTTAGTATTATTTTCAATACGGTTCAAATCGATGTCATTATAGCACCCTTTAGGATTTTTTAAAGTAGGGTCTGCCTCTGCAGTTAAGACATCAGAATAAGTTCTATCGTAAATTGGTTCTTTCCACTCAACTGTCAAGTGCAATCACCTCCATATCTCCTTTCCAAGCACCATTAAAAGTGATATGATTTTGTAGAACATAAGCTTTCATCATCTTGCCAATCTCACTAAATGGAGTTTGTATTTCAGCATAATCTCCAGCATCCACCAATGGTTCTCCACGAGTGTCCATAGTATATTTGAACTTTTTACTATACCAATTTTGATATTTGGTTTTAATAGCATTTCCAGGGTCTTCCTTAATTAATTGAGTGTCAATAATCAAAGTGTCGTTAGTGATTGTTCTGTCTTGAGTTACAGCTACATCAATTCTATAACCAACAATATCGACTTTTGTAGATACTCCTTCGACTGGAATATTCATAACCAAATTTCCTCTGTGGGCATATAGATTTGCACTTTGAACACTTCCAGAAGAAGTATCATCTTCAGACTTAATAGCACCAGTGGGAACACAAGCACTATAACTAACATCAACGTTATATGCTGAAACTGAAAGAGTTTGGATTTTTTCTTCACTTGTTCCAATTGTAGCATTATATTTAGGTAAAGAAATTTTTGTAGTATTTTCCAATTGTTCCGCCTTTGGAACAGAAGCAAAATCATCATACGTAAAAGAGTGATGATGAGTAAAAGAATTAGGGTCAGTCAAATCCAAATTGGCAAATTTAATGGTTCCATCATCTTTTATTAGCAATGTAGCACCTACACTAAAAGCTAACAATTGTATCAGTTCTCTGACAGGTAATTCTGGAAGAACTGTGTTTATAATATAATCTCCATAACTTTTACCTTTGTCATCTGTACTAAATGTAACAATACTTGTATCTAAACCCATAAAATTTAATAAGTTAGCAACAATATATCTAACTGTTCGGTTATTGGTAAATCTTTCCTGAGTATAAGTGTCTGTCATCATATCGAGGATTGAACCTGTCTCAAATGTACAAGTATTATCAGAATTTGTATAAATATTCAATAATCTTAATTCTTTCCAATCATCCCATTCAATCTCTCTTATTCGTTCAGGGTTATGAATGACAGGATTACCATTTTCATCCGTTGTATAGCCATAAATATTATAACCATTTCGGATTAACACTCTGGTCTGTCTGTCTAAGTCAATATATTCGTTATTAGGATTATCAATATTATAACGCTTGTCATAGTTCTCTAGACTAAATGAAAATGTTCGGCTAGGAAGAGAGTCTGGAACATAACTACACCTATCAAGATAATCTGAATTGAGTATTTGGTCTTGGGTCAGGGTTATCACTTTTCCAAACACAATATTAGAAACACGAATTCTTCGATGTGGAAATAGTGTGCCTATAAAATTAACCTTGATTTTAGCAATATCAGAAGTATGAATATCATAAATCAAATTAGGTAGAGAACTCTCTTCAGAAATAATCTTCGAGAAAGTCCCTACCTCATTGTTTTGACTATCCAATAGAACGACATCGACTTGCTTTGGATAACCACTCCTAACGGCAGGGTTTAAAACGATAGAAAGATACTCAATAGTAGATACAGCCGATAGTTCAACATCGAGAGTTGGATTAATCTCAAAATCTCCATTCTCATTGGAAATACTATTACTAATATAACCATTATACATTCTTCCAGGAGTTGGATTAACGAATGCTCCATGGAGTAGCCATAGATTTTCTTCCAAGGTAGCAATAGTCGTATTTGTATAATTTCGAATATCTTTTAAGCTGTTGATATTGGAATATGATAAAACATCACTTGAACTGATATTGGCTATGTTCACAGAATTGTCTGGTACATACATCATAATATCTAAATAACCCTCAGCCCTAGTAGGTACATTCAAATATTTTTGTTCTAAAGCCATATCAATTTCTCCTTTCATCTTATTATGATATTATTATATCACAACTAATAGCCCATGTCGATAATATTTACGGAGACATTTGTATAATAAGTTGGTATCATGATTTCTCCACTTCTGTCCCACTCACAAGGTTCTGCACTCATGTCACCAAAATAAAATTTTCGAGTTACTACTCCTCCATCTTCACTGTCATAATATGTTAGATTGACTGTAAAGTTAGCAACTTTTTTCTTAATCCATGTAACCTGAGCTCTTGATAAATATGGCCACTTTAAGCTATCAAATTTCCTTAGTCTTCTATTGATTTTTTGAGCAACAACTTGGCCGTTAGCATTTCTTGCGCTATCAACTAGTTGCTCAGATTGTTCCAGATAACCTCTTGCAGGGTTACCTGGAATAGCCTCACCATCAAATTTGAATAATACAGCCATTCCTCTCCCTCCTATCTTGCGAATGCAGCATTACTTATTGGTTGATTTCCTCTTTTATTTTTTGCTTTTTCAACGGTAGCATACAAATCATTTCCTCTTTGTACAAATGTACCTGAAACAGGAATACCCTGTTGGATTAAACCTCTCAAGGCAGAAATTTCATTGTTCATTGCAACAATAGTTTGTTGCATTTGACTATTTGAGTTATTCATATATGAAGGACGATTGTATTTTGCGGGTACAATAGCTTCTCCTTTATGCACCATAGCCAATTGGTCATTTGGAACATAATTTGTACCAACATCGTAAGATGGTATACTTCTTGCTCCACCGGCCACCACCTCCGGCCACCGGCCACCACCTCCATCTGAAAATCCTCCACCTGAACCATCCGGTGTGGATTTATTCCATAGACCATTCCACCAATCACTTAGACCTTGCCATTTCTTTTCAAACCAATCACCCAAGTCACTCATCATATTTTTAAAGTTACTACCAAATTTTCGGAATGCAGAAGAATGCCTATTTGGGTCCAATCCAGATTTTACCCATTCGGGTATACCCTCCATGAAGGTCTTTCTAGTGTCGTCATCCATGTCAGCCATAGCACGTTCCAAATAATCACTCATTTCAGACATTGAGATTTTCCCTTCATCATACATTTGTAAGATATGGTCTCTAACCTGGTCGTAAGACTCTGCACTTTTAGCATTGGCTAATTGAAGTTCAATATTATCTTTAACTTCTTGAGCATTAGCTTCTTTCAGTTGTTCTTGTGCTTTTTTCAATGACTCTACTGCTTGTTGGGTTTGAATATAAGCAGAATACACTTGTAATTGTGAGGAGGTCATATTGTCAACTGATAATTTTCCAGCGTTAACCTGTGCAGCCAATTCTGCTCCTGAAATTCCGGTTTGTCTTTCAAGTTGTTCCAATTGTGACATAGCATTTGCAGCAGTCACAGAAGATTGAGCAACATTAAGTTGTGCTTGTTGTTGAGCTTCTAGAGTAGATTGGTATTGTTTAGTTGCATCTTCGACTGATAAAATACCAGCACTAGAAGTAGCAGCCCAGGTAATAACAGCATTTGTTGCACCAATAGCAAATCCAGCAATAGCTCCAATTCCAGTACCAATACCAGGAATAACTGAACCCAACAAAGCTCCACCCAAAGTACTTGCAGCTAATCCTCCAGCAGACTCAACCCCACGTAATACCTTTTCACCAGTTGATAATTTGTCCCAATAATATGTTAGATTTTTAACTCCATCGTGGACCATCACATTTCCAGCGACCATCAAAGCAGCTCCAGCTCCACCTTTGACAACTTTTCCAAAGGTTGTTGACCAAAAACTTCCAACGGCTGAACCTGCAGCTCCAGCTGCATCCTTGACAGATTTACCTCCAAAGAATTTACCTAGCAAACTAGAAAGACCTTTCTTGGCTAATCCAGCTAGAAACTTAGTTCCAAAATATGCTCCCAAAGCTAATCCCGCAGCCTCTAATGGGTTTTCTAGAGCCCAATTAAGAGCATCTCCAATCCATTTCCCTTTACCATTAGCCCATTTCTCCAAACCGGATGTGTCTACTTCTGGAAGTTCGGTATCGGTATCTAATGTTGGAGTGTCTTCGGTAAAACTATGAAGTTCATCAAATCCAGCGGTTAGAGAATTCATTTTTTTCTGTAACTTCTGAGCACTCAAAGTTTGCTTCTCGAACAAATCAACCCCAAACCATGCCTTAGTCAAAACATTTGCATATTGAGCTATCTTTAAAAACCATGTAGCAATCTTTTTCATAAGTGGTTCTATCACCTTTTGAAGATTGGCTCCAATCACTTCGAAAGTACCTTTAATCTTTTGGTTTTGTTCTAAAAATCCACTCCAAGCACTTCTCATGATGTTCATAGGGTTTATCATGGAAACAATAGAAAACATCATACGTGATTTTAACCTTGACATCATCTTATTCCATTTTTCAGTTAAAGCCGTATTAGCAGATAATTCACGACCAGAACGTCTTAAGTTTTGAGCCAAATTTTGTGCATCTGCATTTGCTCTTTGTAAATTTTCGGATTTGAAATTAGCCTCCATAGGGTTTTGTTGTAAATCTGAAATGATTTGTTTATATTCTTTACCTAGATTTTCCAATTGCTTAGTCTTGTTAGCAAAAGCTGGATTAGAGTTAATTTTTTGTAACTCTTTGTCTAATTGTTCTGCTTCTTTAGCTACTTCTTCCCATTGAGTTTGTAATTGAGCAATTTTCTCATAATCCTTTCCATCGGGATTATAGGGTTCTCCAACTTTAAAATTATTCATACTTTCTAAAAGACTATTTTGATAAGCTTTTAAAGTATTAATATCTCTTAACCAAGACTCATAGTCAGCAGTATCTCCTCTCTTTTGGGCTTCTCTAGCTCCTTGATTATAATAACCCAACTGAGAGGTTATTCGAGTGTATTCAGATTGCATTTTCACTAAATCTTCCCAGGTTCCACTACGAACATCTTTTTTGCCCATTTCTTTTTCAATCTGTGCTCTAATCTCTTCTCCTTGGACATCCTTGAGTTGGATTTCAGTTTGTAAATCTAATTTTTGTTGCTGCATAACGTTCAACTGTTCTGCTAAAGTAGAATATCTTTTTTCTATACCAGACAATGACCCATAAGCCTTATTTTCTAAGTCTTTAAAAAAGTTATGAAATTCGGATTTCTTCTCTTTACTCCAAAATAGGTTCTTCTGCATCTGATTGTTTTGTTGTCTGATATTATTAAAAACCTTATTCATGTCTTTACCAATATCTCCTATTTTAGGAGTAATTCGCATTTTCTCAGTACTTTTTAAATCTTCTTTAAAGCTAGCAACTTTCTTTTCAGCATCCCCCAAATCTATGGTAAATTTGACTTTGAATTCTTCGTCCACTCTTTCACCCCTTTTCTAATCGACACTTCTCTTAACTGAGGCATTTAGTTTAGCTTGATAATCATCCTTTAGCCAATCTGGGATTGGTACCGGTTTTTGCAATGGAGATTTCTCATACATATGCCCAAATAATTCTTCGATTTTACCTGGGTAAGATTTTGCGTGATATGCAGCTCTATTGGCTAAACCTTGTGACCACCAACTTTCGGCTAAACCTTCTCTTCTATATTTGAGTATAAATAATAACTCTTTAACTGAATATTCATATAAGTCCTTTAATTCACAACCGTATCTAACTAATTCGATATATAAATCATGAACCATATGAAAACCAGCTAAAGGGTCATACTCATACTCTTTTATTCGTTTTTTGGATTATCATCCTCTACATCTGATTTCTTAAGTAATCCAGACTTAACTGCAATGTTTTTCAAAACTTCTTGTGCTAATTCAATGATAGTATATTTTGTTAAGAGTTTGTCCATTAACTCGTAACCGTCCATTCCAGCAGGACTAACCAAACTTGCTTCCAAAACTTTTAAAACTGTTCCAAAAGACATTTCTTCGAAAATGGAAAATATATTTTTTCCATATAATTTTTCTAACTCTACAATTTTTTGTGATTTCAATTTGAAATGATATTCCACTCCATCTATAACTATGATTTCTTCATTGTCCATTGTACTTTCTCCTTTACAATTCATATTTGTTTTCCTTTAAAACCAGGAGAAAGTTGGGAAACTCGGAAAACTAAAGTTTATTTTACCAAAAATTAAAGACTGATTAGCCTTTAATCTCCGGTAATGTAACTTTTATATCAGATTTTAAATCATGATAAATAGTAAATTTCTCAATAGAAGCTTGCTCATCAGCGTTATAGGAAATAGTTGTTTTGGCGTCATAAGCGATAACAACACCAGAAGCTTTTGTCAACTTCCAATGGTCAGTTGACCCTGCATCGGCCAAGGCTTTTACAGCTCTTAAGTTTGCATTAGGGTCATTAAGTAATTGTACATTGATTTCATAAGTTACTTCTGCTGCAGGCATTAACCCTTGAACGGATGTTTCAGCTACTCTATTGTCTAATGTTGTAGAGTCGATAGTGTTAGGTTGTCCTCCAAAGTCAGGAGTACTCGCTAAACCATAAACTCTAGTCCAGGTAGTTCCATCACTTGAGAATTCAAGTTTAGTTCCCATTGTGGCAACTTGTACTTTTGCATCTGGGTCCATAATTTATACCTCCTTTTTAGGTAATATAATTACCTTTATAATTTATAAAAATTCTTTAAAATTGAACCTCGTCCTTCGCTTTAACGAAGAGTTTTGTCCAAAGTGTTTAAAATCACTGTTCCACTAATCAGTGTCTTTCGAGTTGTATCATATGTTGTAATATCTTGTGTTGTTGTCTTAATATTAAGACGAGATAAGGCTTCACAAATTTGGTCTGTGAAATTATCAAACTTTTCTAGGGTATCACCTTTGGTTGTCAAATAGCCAGTGATGGTTAAGACCATATTGTCATTATCGTAACCAATATTTTTAGAAATAACAGAACTACTAACTTCATAACCATAATGGAATACTCCAGTCTGGATGGTGTCATCTGAGATGATTTTTCCAGGTTCAAGTCCTTCGATTTTAGTCAATTCATCTTGTAACATTATTCTAAATTGGTTAATCAAAGACATGTTTTAGTCCCTCCTTTATTTTGGCTATTTGTGTAAAATAAGCTGGACTCCAATGAGGTTGTGGTTTTTGCCCTCTTGTGAAGACAAATCTTTGCCATCTCTCATTATAGTATACCCAAGGAGTTTGTCTACCAGTACCATCTTCACGAAAGATACCCGTTCCATGTTCCAAGAATTCTGCAAGAGGAACTCCGTGCCAGCCCGAGTCTAAGTCTGTAAAAATGGTAATACTTAACTCATTACCATGTCTCTCTACATCTGTTATCTGAATAGACTCAGCATATCTTCCAGTGTCTCTCGGTGCAGTATTAACAATTCTCTGCCAACATTCGGTACCATTATCTTTAAGGAATTGACTTAACAAATTACCTTTTGCTATTTGGTCCAATTTTCTATACACATTAGAATTACTCATATGATTACCTCCAACTCATATCAATGTATTTGGGAGTAACTCTTTGGATTTTAAACTTATTCCCCAAATAATCGATTAAATAGTTAGAAAGATTATCAGGGTTATTATTAATCTTAGGAAGAAGAAATTGTTCAAGAGCAAAATGTAAAGAAGACACACGGTATGTTTTTGTAACTTCAGCTCCATAGATAGAAGCTGCGACACTATCATCGAGATATTGTACTCCAGAGTCATATTCTTTAATTTTTTCATAAGACTCAGATGGGTCACCATCTCTTTTAGTACCTTTTATTAATTTATACAGTGTTACTTTCTCTAAATCCATTAATCTCAAAACAATAACCTCTTTCCTTTTTGAATGATATTATTCTGAAGATACTCCATCCAGTCAACAAAAGAGTTATTTTGGCCAAGTTCGGATTGAGACTTCAAACCTTCAGAACCTCTATTTTGATAAGCAATAACAATACTTTGTACAATTATTGCTTTTAAGATTTTAAGATTTCCATCGTTCTCTTGACGATGACTACAATCTAAAGCTTCATCGATAACAGTATCACTTATATGTCTAAGGACTTGTTCATCTTCGGCTTTAAAGATTGGTCCCAATTGTTCTTTAGCCAAATTATTTAACTCTTCTCTTGACATCTATGTTTCTCCTTTCAAAATCATCTTAAGCTACAGTATTAAAAGCAATAGCTGAAGTTCTATTGTTTAAGATGAATACGTCAGAATATTCTTTTTCATAATAGATATAGTCACCTTTAGTTCCAGCAGCTGGAGCTTGTACTCCAACAAATGAATATTTACTTGGAGTTAGAATAGCTGATGGATGAACTAAGAAGATGTTGATTTGTTTTGCATCTTCTGCTTCTGCAAATCCTTTGTCAAAAGTATATGCAGTTTTCATTAAAACAGATGGAACAGTTACTAACTTAACTTCGTCTAATCGGTTTACAATTCTGTTGATAGTTGTTTCATTACCTTGAACACCTCTTGATAAACCGATTTGTGAAGCATTTTTTAGTAATGTTTTTACAGCTGGAGTTACATAGCAAATTCTTCCACTAAATGGAACTAAAGCTTCGTCCATAGCTTCCATCAATTTGTCGAAAACAGTTAAAACATTGTCAACGGTTAATACTGTAGTATCTGCAGCACCACCTTGAGCTGTCCAGTCAGCATAGATTTTAGACACTAAATAAGCATCTTTTTCTGGAAATTTTTGTGTTTCGTTAAACACTTTTGTAGCATTTTGAATAGTTAAGACCATATTTGTATCATCCACATCTGCTGGGTCAATAGATGTTGACCATTCTCTGTAGAATTGCATTGTTTTGTCTTCGTATTCATTATCTACGTTTCTTGAGAAATTTCCATCGATGGCATCTCTATTAACATTAGTTCTTCCTGTTACTGAGATTGATGGAATGTGAATTGTTTTAGCATTTAGGAATGTATAAATTCTGTTGTTTGCTGTGTTGTATAATTCACCAAAGTTCAACACATTAGGATAAGCTTGAGCTAATGCTCTTTCATAGCTTTCTGCATAGTTTACTGCTGCCATAATAGGCACCTCCTCTTTCTTTTAAAATTTATAAAACAAAATTGAGTTCGTAGCCAATGAAATGGGCTACTACATACTCTCGTTATGTCTTTCGACATAGTTTTGATTATGTAGAAATATTACCCATCTCATTTACTACGAACTCAATATCGAGTTCAAATAGTCCCCAAGACATATCTATTTCTACTATTTTTATTTACTATTATTATATGATAAATAAAAATAGTTGTAAATAGTTTTTGTTTATTTTTTTAAATTTAATAGTGAACCATCCAGGCATTTCTCATCATTCTGTCTCGACAATCGAATGTGTCATATATTGAACCATCTTTTAAAACAGTTATATGGTTAGGCATCGTAATAAGAAATGTTCCATGAGGATGGTCATTTACAAAATCTCCGACCTTTTCGCCTCGAAAGGTTTTCATTCTGTCATATCTATAGTCCAATAATGGTTCTACAAAATTTACATCATCCAATAATATGCCATGTCGTTTTGCTATTCGACTTAGTTCATCATACATGTCACTCCAGCTCTTATTTTCTGCAACAGAGATAGCACGTATAACACAGTCATTTACAAAATTTCCATTTGCATTGGCGTTGTAATATTTATACATATTACATTTCTCCAATTTTTCTAGCATACTTTTTGATTAATTGCATTTCTTCTTGAGAACCAGCACCCTCTTCTAGCATTTTTAAGAAATGACAAACGGATTTAAGCATATAGTCTAAACTTTTCATAGTATCTTCTTCGGCCCCATAGTTTCCTCTTTGCATAGCTTCACTAGCTTCAGAGTAATCTCCATAATGCTCCATCATTTCTTCTAGTTTTTGTTCTGGACCAGAATAACCTCCATCACGATATCTACCTCTTCTTCTGCCTCTACCAGTTCCAGGTACTCCTCTTCTACCATAGTTACTATAACCTCCATCAGAGTATCTGTCTTCATCGTAATCACTATATCTCATTTTATATACCTCCTTCTTTACTTTCCAATATTTCTCATTTTCGATGTCCTTATGCATGTCAATTAGTTTTCCAAAATAATCAATATTGTTGACTTGAATATCAGTTTCCATCAATTCCTCTAATTTTTCTTCAATTAGATTTTCTAATTTTTCTTGTAAATTTTTTTCTTGCACCTGTTCTTGATTTTGATTTTCGTCCATCGATTTTCACCTCCATTACACAGAAGCTGTTTCCGTTGGAATACTTTGTGTTGGGGTAGTTGCTTTACAAGGCAACTTATAGTTTCCAATATATTTGAATACTCCTGTGTTTACGGCGGTATTAACTCTAGTTGGATAGATTTTTCTTGTTCTTATCTGTGAAGCATAAATGGGAGTACAGTCACAATTAACAAATGGATAAGTTGTAGTTCCAGTACCAATGGTGAAAACAACTGGAGCATTAATAGTTGTTGTCTCGGGAATGGCCTGAGCTAACACTATACAATATTTACATTTATTCTCATAAGCATTGGCTGGTAGATTTACAACTAATGTGTCATCGGTAAAAGTGATAGACTGTGAGAGAATTAGCTTTTTACATAAAGAACATTGCTTTATACAATCAGACATAGTATACCTCCTTATAAAAAATAGGGACAGTGTGAAACTATCCCTGAAAATCACACTTAAAGTGGAAAAAGAAATTTTTCTAATTAGCAGTTACCACAGTTGCATCCACAGTTGCTTCCATAATTATTTCCATAATTAAATGGATAAGATTGATATGGATTGCAAGTAATGTATGCAGGTATTGGACAAGGTTTTAATTCGTTAACCAAATAGTTATTTTGTCTTTCTTGACTAGCAGATAATCTTAAAGCATTAATCTCATTTTGTTGAGCTTGGATTTGTGCATTCTTGTCTTCAATTCTATTAGCTACTATTTCGTCATGTAAAGCTCTGTAGTTAGCATTTTGGTTGTCAATTATATCTCTCGTTGTATTGCATAGGGTTTGTTGGATGGCATTATTACCCATAGCAATGTTATAACTAACATCCTTAATGTTAGATTGTGTTTTGCAACAGCAATCAGCAATTTCTTGACGAATGTCACAGCAGCAATTAGCTAATTGTGAACTTAATCCTTGAACACCCAATCTAGTTTCATAACCATTTTGAGTAATAGCATTATTCACACCAGCAAATCCTTGACATAATGTATTTTGTACATTTCCAAAACCATTGAGCATTCCAGTATTCATAGCATAGAAACCATCACAAAGTCCTTGATTTACAGCAGTAACACCATTTGCTACTCTATCAAATCCATTGTCAAGTTGTCTACTAATTTGAGCAAAATCAGAGGCTAAAACGTAATTACTTCCGATACCATCAGTACCGTTCCCTCCGTTATTTCCTCCAAATCCATTTCTTCCCCAGCCCATGAATGCAAAAATTAAGAAGATAATAACCCACCAAGCTCCGCCTTCGCCAAAGCCATCACCAGAATTATTTCTTCCATTGTTACCTGCCAATAGAGCTACATCAGATGCTGATAAAGTTCCATCACCATAGTTCATAGTCTTTTTCCTCCTTCTTTTTAAAATTTATATATATTTGTTATTGCAATAACCTATTTGAAACTATTTCTAAATTCAGTAAACTCTTTATCGAAATCTCTACCTTGTTCTTTAAATAGATTTCTAGCAAAAGTTTCAACTCCTTGAGTGTTACCTTGTTTAGCCATAGAGATTAAATTTTTGAGCATAGGATTTTGTAAAGCTGTCTTTTCCAATAATTGTTGAGGAGTTCCACCCTGGCCCATAAACTTTTGAAGCAATGTCACAGTATTCATAAACTATTCTCCTCTCTTTTCTTTAATATCGTCTGACAAATCTCGAATTTGTCTTTTAAGATTTTTGACTTCATCTTTCAAATCTTTAATTTCTTGACTGTTAGCGTTTTTAATAGCATTGTTCATTTCTTCAACAGTGATATACTTTGGAGTAGGTTCAGTTTTCTCATTCTCTATTGGTTTATAGATAAGAGTTTTACTAGTTCCATCTTGTTGAAGTTGTTTTGTGATAATAGCCGTTCCATCTACCAAGGGAAAATAACTAATACTACCATCTAAAGGTATGTCCATAGCTTTTACAACTTCCAAACTATCAACTGATTTACCTTGTAAACCTAAAGACTGTTTATACATAGAGGGATTATTTTGAACAGATTGTTGAGATGAAAATTGTGGGTCCATTCTTGGTATCTGAGATTGCATATAATTATAATAAGGGTTATAATTTCCAAACATTAAAATCACTTCCTTTTCTTATTTACATTTTTATTATAATATATTTTATTTAAAGAATGTCAGGGTTCCTATAAAAAAAGATATCTATTTTAGATATCTTTTTTTTCTTTGATTTATTTCATGATTGGAGGTAGATTTAAAGGTCTTTCCAGTATCGAGTAAATTGTAGCACATTCTTTCTTTATAATAGTATTACTATCTAAATCTTTCAATCTCGAAATCTCTTGATAAGTCTTATTCTCTCGAAAATACAACTTAAAGATTTCGTATCTCATTGGATAGTTCTTTCTCCAATATTCTTCGTGTTCCAATAATATTGGGTGATTAGGACTGATTGCAATAAAGTCTTTTAAGGCTTCATATTTACTACTTTTACCCGTCCACAAATACATATCTCTAATATTAGACTTGCCTGTCATGATGAAAGCACTAAAGACAGAAAAGAGTATAGAGATAATCAAATCAACCTTAAGTAAAACAAATAAACTCAAGAGTATTAACAAACTCCAGACTAAACAACGATACCAAGTTCTGAAATGTAAAGCTTTACCAAAACAACCTCTACTAATCATAAATGTTAACATCACTATTAGAATATAATTGACAGGTAGACTAAGAAGTCTACCCATTAGAAATATCAATATTGTTTCTGCAATATTGAAAATCAAACTACTTAGGATGTTCTTTACTTTCTCCTTCATTTTGACCACCCTTTCTCCATTATTCTCCGTCGGTTGGGTCATAAATCCAGAACCAACTGTTCCAAGGTAAATCCATATTACTCACCTCCTTTACTTTATCATTAACAAAGCATATATCATACCCAAGTTAATAATATAAAACATTAAATTAAAGATTACAACATTTAAACTTCTAAACGTTGTAGACTTCATTTTAGTCTTAACCCTATCATTTCTATTCCATAGTTTTCTATATAATTTTTGAATTTTAGGTAAATAGTCTTTGAGTATAAACAAGAAACTAAATAATAAAATTCTACTAGCCAATACAACCAAAATAGCATTAGGCATAAATATTGCAAACGAAATCGCACTTGAAAGAATTAAGACTAAACTAGATATAGCAAATGTAAATATATCCGTTATCTGTGCTTTCTCTTTATACAATACTTTCAAAGTGATAAATACTAAAACAACATAGATTATATGTGACCACGTACTAAAGATTTTAATATTTAAACTGAGAATGTATTCCATCACCATTATAATGGTAAACAATAATCTCTTGTCCCTTAAGTTCTTAGTTAGTATCAGAAACAGTGCAAAATACACTGCTTCTGGTATTTGTCCAAGAAATAATTCGTATAAATTCATAAACATTTTCCTTTCTTATAACCTTAATAACCCGTCGTCCAACCAGCAGATGTAAATGCAGAATAATTAGATAGAGATTGGCATCGAGTGGCTTGTTCAGACGTTAAACCGATATTCTTTAAAGTTTTACTTGACTTTATTGCTGAATTTGTACACATCTGTAATATGGTATTTAAGCTTTCATCATTTAATTTCGAACAACCCCCAAACGTAAGATACATAGTAACAACTTTACCAGTATTAAATAAAGGTATTGTTTCTAAGTTTTTACAGTAATAAAACATATACATCATAGTAGTAACATTACTCGTGTCCAATGCTGGTACATTTATTAGGTTACCACAGTTATTGAACAAGTTGTCCATATTAGTAACACTACTTGTATTTAAAGGAGGTATTGTTGTTAGACTTGAACAACCATTAAACATGTGACCCATATTGGTTACTTGACTTGTATCCAAAAGAGGTATGGTTGTTAATTTAGTACAACTACCAAACATACTGTTCATATTAGTAACCTTGCTTGTATTTAGAAGAGGTACATTTACCAAATTTGGACAGATATAAAACATACGTCCCATATCGGTAGCACTACTTGTGTCTAATTGAGGCACAATCATTAAATTCTTACAATTATAAAACATGTCACCCATGTTAGTAATATTGCTAGTGTCCCATAATGATGTACCATCAGTTTTAGTTGGAACGATATAAAGATTTTTATCGATTTCTCTGTCTGTGTCAGTTAATACCCTAGGTTCCATCTCATTGTATTGTAATTGTATTTGTGAATATAAATCCGATGGTATATCAGTAAAATTACTATTTGGTTGTGTTATACTACCATCACTTATAACTACTCCCTCTCTTCCATAAGCAATCACATTTGGTAATAATTCGTTTGGACTAGATAACGTTAATTGGGATGGAGCTATGATGTATTTATGATAATTTAATATGGTAGTATATGTATCAACAGAGGTTACAGAAAAAGTAGATGATATAGGTAAAGATGTTATATTTCCATTGAAACTAGCTTTTGCAGTTCGACCAACAAAGCCTGAGCCTAATGTAAATATATTACTGTTATAACCAAAATAACCCTCAAATACTCCACATGTACTTAAATCCTCATCTGCCAATATATCAAAATCAAAAATGTAATCTTTCCAATTCTCTGTACTCTCTTTTATCAATTGTCTCATAGTTAACAATGTAGAATTAGTATAAGATTTTGAATTTGTTAAAACTTTATTTTTATATTGTTCAATATAAACTCCAATTGCTTCTGCTTGTTCTGCAATAATAGTATCTTTGTAATTATTACCGTATATTGTAGTTTTATCGTTTGCTTGTAATATAGTACGTGCGGATACTTGCTCACTTCCCGAGTCAGAAAGTACATTATTATATAATATATAATAATCCTTAGGTACATATACTTCTAAATCACCTAATTTAGAAGTATCTAACTCTACATTTTTTATAATAAATGTTATATACGTTTTTCCACTTGACAAAAAAGAAGGTCTCTCCAATGTTGGGATTTTAATTACACAATCCAAATTATCAATTAAAAATAAGTAACCATCCTCAGTTGGAACTGTTCCATATTTATACAATCCTTCGAATGTACTTCCACCAACTTGAATGAATTTACCGATAGCATCATTCCACATTTCAGTATATTCATAATAAAGTTCTGTACCAAAATCTACCTCATCACCATTTACTCCCTGACCCTCTAAAGTAGTTCTAGTATAAGTTAGTCCATCAGAACTCTCATATCGTATTCTGACTTCTCCACTGTCTCCATAACAATTCATTCTAAAACTACTACTATCTAAACTTCCCATACAGTCAAACATTTTAGAAGTATCTGTAGCTCTGTATCTAACATCGACATAATCGGTTATAGCAGTATCTAATACTACCGTTTTTGGAAATGTAGCTTTACTAAATTTACTGTCTACTTTAGCGTTTTGTATTTCACTTCTATAGACCATTGCTAAATCGTTTTCTTTTGCAGTTGCATCTACTTGCATCTGTTCCTTAGTTTCAAATAACTTAACACCCTCAGTTGTAGAACTTCCTGGTGTAAGAGTTCCATTAACCCCAAGACAGGTTATACCTGCCTTAAGATTTTCTGGAAGTAAGTTTGTATCTTTGTCTAATTTAATCCCATCTAAAACGGTTTGTAATTCATTAGCCATTATACATTACCTCCTTTTATTTGGTTTGCAGTATTTAGAGCTATGTTATATTCTTCTTGTGACATCACATTTAAATCTCGTAATAGGTCATAATTAAAATCATTTAATTGTTTCCATCTACCTTGTTTTTCATTTCTAATACATAATACACTATTAGTTGTATTAATATTTTCTGTTAAAAGTTTCACAGGGAATAGTTCAGATATTCTTAGGTTAGGGCTATTATCTAAAACATACATTGGATAACTATCTAAACGACAATAACTATCTGAATTATTTATAATTTTCTCAATCAATACTCCGTTTAAATCATATTTACTATCTTTAGTATAAAGAAACTTATCAGTTTTAGACATAATATCTTTATAGTTAATAGGAGAACCACTATCTTCTGAAACAGTTATTAATATATTTGTTATTGGATTAAAATGTAGGTTACCTTTACTACCAAGTGAAAGTGTTATATCCGTTTCTGAAATTTCATATGCTCCCGGAGCTTCTCCTAGTCTATCACTGTAACTAGATAAATCTAATTCTTTCCATGCACTATCACCTTTTTTCTTATAGTATATTTTATTAGAACCATTTTGTATTCCTAAACTTAAACCTAAATAATTTTCTGTTTCCCAAGCATTTGAATATGCATAAGTATATGAAGGTAAAGATTTTACTGAAACACAATTTCCATCTGTAACTTTATAAATAGCCTTTGTATGAGTATTTTGAGACCATCCACTAACAGAGGTATATAGAGCATTTTCTATATCATCATATCCCAAAATTTGAAAAACTTTACTTTGGTTACTCCATTCAAAGAAATCAGATAAAACAGATGCAATTCCATTTGATATCTTAATAATTTTATTACCAGAGTCAGTATTATACATTATTAAATAAATGTCTTTAGTAGATTTATTTATATAAGTTGCTCCAGAATAAATTGACAAGTTAGATGGTACATTGTTTAGTACTATAGTTTCTATTTTGAAATTATTAAAATCGATTTTATACATAGTACTAGTATCAGTACCAGGTTTTATAACATATAAGATATTGTTATCTACGACTGTACCAGCAGAAGAAAAAGAAACATATTCAGACTCACATTTAATGTTACCGTATATCATAAAGTCATTGTTATCAGAACGAACTACTCTTTGTAACATATTTTTATCTGGATTAGAACTTGGAAATAATTCACCTTTAAACACATTTATATTATTAAGTAATGAACTATCTCCCAGAATAACATTTACTAATTTATCGTGTTCCAAATTATTATATATACTTCCATCTCCTTTGACAATCCCATTTTGTCCATACGCTACTTTATTGGGTAATAACTCATTTGGATTTTGCAATGTTAACTGAGATGGAGCTATACCATATGTTCCATCAGTATATTGAAATAGACCATCAAATATAACTTCTCGAACTTTAAACATTTGTCTTAAGATTTCAAAATCTGTTTCTTGTATGGTTATAGAATTGTAACGCTCTGAATATATTTCAGAAATGGTCAATCCTTCTGCTAAACTATCTGTTCTAGTATAAGTTATTCCATCAGTAGACTCATAAGATACACTTCTTACGGGCATCGGCACAAATCCTCCAGGCTCACAAAAGTTAATAGCTGTTTTTGTAACTCTCACAGATGGAACTGTTCTCACATCACCTACATCCAAAATGATGGTTTTTGTAGAGGCTATAGCAGTATCGAATATGATTGTTTTAGGTAAATATAGAGAAGTATATGTTTCTCCTATCACTAAATCACTTTCTAAATTTTTGTAAACCAACGCCAAATCTTTTTCTTTAGCAGTAGTATCAGCGTTCATTTCTTCTATAGTATTAAATAGTTTTACAGATACGTCTCCAGTATTTGACACATTTACTGTTACAGTACCCAAACCAGTATAACCCTCATCAGCTTGATACGTACCATTTTCAGTAATTGTCTTATTCTGATTGTTTATAGTTTGTCCTTCAGCAGTACCTTCTATTCCAAGAACGGTATTACCTTTTACTAATTTTTCTGGAGTAAGACTTTCATGAGTAGCTATAGCAGATTTAGGAGTAATCATATAAACGTCTGCTGTTTTACGTATCAAATAGTCATATGTAGATGAATTTCTATGAATATCTAAAGTAGGGTTCCCCAATTTATCAAAACCATCTTCTATATCATCGGGATTAGCTACAAATCCTATATAACTCTTAGTCTCATTTAATTTACCAATTATTTTTTCACCATTGACAAATCCTTCTTTGTTAAGTGACACATCCTCTGGTGTTATTGGGTTTGCACTTGTAGTGTCTATACCTGTCTCAATACTAGTAATTTCTGTGTCAAAGTTAGCAGCAGGTATTTTCTCCGTAGTCCCTTTCTTGTCTTTTATTGCCTTTGCTACATCCGTTAAAAAATTAGTCAAATTACTTGTATCAGCCATTCTAATACTCACCTCCTAATACTTGAGTAATGTTTTGTTGGATTTGCTTATCAGTATATGCTTTTGCATCGATTAAGCATCGTTCAACCTGTTTTGTTGTTGCAAGGTTTGAAATATCTAATGTTCCAATAGGGTCCCAACTAGAACCATTCCAAAAATACTCATCAAATGTACCTTTGCCGTTAGGAACTAAATAAATTTTATTATCTTCTCCGGTTTCAGGTAACTTTTGAACGGGAACGAATATATCAACATCAATCATACTAGCTATAATTTCATTTAATGTCGAATAACTTCCATCCGCATTCATGAATTTGTTGGGTAAAGCTGGTTTATCGTTGTATTCATGAACAGACTCAGTTATAGTCTTTCCAGTTATATCCGTAACGGTGCCATCATCTTGAATTAGCTTATTGGGAATAGAATTCTTTAGAGTATAAGCTAAGTCATTTGAATTTTCAGACATTTTCATTACCTCCTTTATAATAAAATAATAAGGTAAAATCACTCATTTGTCAATTTTAAATTAGAGTTATTTTACCTTTGAAAATTAATATTTCAATTTCTGTCCAGGGTAGATAGTGTATGGGGCAGAAATATTATTTTTATTAGCTATCGTATGCCAATCTACTCCTACCTTCTGACCAATACCAGACAAGGTATCACCAGACACAACTGTATAAGTTCGAGAATTAGAATAACCTCCATTTACGATACTTTGGACTTCGTCATATCTATTTCCCAAAACAATTTTTCTAGTTGGATTATTACCATATTTTCCAGCCCTAACTTCTTCAGCTAAAGTGTTAGCGTCGGTATAAGACACATGGTTTATAAAATCTTGTACTTCATCATATCTACTACCTAAAGCATTTCTTCTATTATCGCCATCACCAAATTCTCCTCGCATAGTTCTTTCGACCAATTCTAAAGTACTTCCACTCGGAGAATTATCAACAGGAGTAGATGGTTGACTATTCACATTTCCAATCAGACTTGGGTAATCTAAATACGCATAGTTAGTATCTAAATTTCCGTTATACCCATTAAATCTTCCAGAAGAAGTAAATTGCCACAAATGTAAACCGTTTCTACTATTAGCATCAACACCCAAACCTTTTTGTTGTCCTCCAGATGTTGGCCATTGTGCTACCCATTTGTCATAGGCATTCAATTCACTTCCATTTAGTTGATTATTAAACCAACTCTCTGAAGCATAAACTCCAACATAGTAACCAGCAGCCTCTACAACGGAACAAAACTTAGCACACATTTGTCTAAGAGTAGAATTTGATGGCATACCATTTCTAGACTTATAATTATCAGCGTCTTCCATATCAAACCAACACCCATAAGAATATTTATCTTTATAAGGTGCTATAGCATTTAAAAAATGTTTAGCTTCTTGTTCAGCTCCACTGATGTCTAAGGCATAGGAATACCAATAAAATCCAAAAGGAATTCCTAGACTAACACACAAGTCAGCATTTCTTCTAAATTTGGTATCAAGAGTTCCTTTGGTCCCATAACCAACTCTAATAATAACAAAATCAATTTGTGATTTCAAAGTTGACAAATCAATATTTCCATTATGTTCTGAAATATCAATACCTCTTTTAGCCATTATTTCTCACCTCCAGGTTTCTTATAAGTTGCATTAGAAACTCCCAACAGAGCTCCTAAGAATGTGTCAATAGCAGTAATAGTTCCTACTATTTGCTCACCATAAGGCAATCCCCATATCTGAGCAACTGCAAAATATAGTGTAGCCATGGCAGGAAGAACAATTAGAGCTATCCACTTCAATGCGTCATATACTTTATTAGGCATATTTCTCACCCCCTCTACACTATATTCTTAAATCTAACTAGTCATTAACTTTAACCAAGTCTTTAGCTGAAAGTTTATGTTTAAGGCCTTTCTTAGAAATAAAATATACATTTTCGTTCCCAGAATAAGTTTGTGTAACGATAAACTCCATGTCTCTTTCCTCGTCACTGATTTCATTTCCATCTTGGTCCATCTTGACATTTGGAGCAATTTTAACTTTATCTGACAAATAGAATTTATTAGTTGACATAATATCATTATCGTTAACTAATGAACTATTTTCACCAAAGAAACTCTTTGAGTTTTTTCCAGCCATAGTCTTTTACCTCCTTATAAATTCTAAATCTTTTTTATTAAGTGTGAAAACATAAGTTAGACACTCAATAGTAACATAACCGTCATCTCTAATATTTTTCACAGTATATAAATAATTCTTAATTCCGTTATGAATTCTACGTCCAACAATATCATTTCCAATATTAGGATTTATCTTAACCCTATCTCCAACTTTCAATTCCTCTTTTTGCTCTTCTACCTCGACATGCATATTTTGAACCCCTTGAGGAAGTTCTTCTGGAGACATATCAACAGTGATAGGCTCAGAGTCTGTAACTGTAGTTTTTTCAACCAAATCTTTTAAAAGTCCTTTCTGGACTTTGGTTGTTTCTTGAGATAAAGTTTCAGGATTAGAAAGATTTTTCAATTCTTCTTTCACTTCACCAACAGTTATAGGTATATCAATTTTTTCTTCTCCAACCTGTACAGCCATATTAGTTTTAATAACTTGGTCTTCGATTGAGGTTTCTAATTTTTTCTTACCCATGAAATCCTCCTTCTGGACCAATAACTTTAGCCCTTCTTAATCTTCTACAGTTTTTACATCTCTTTGGTTCTTTAAAACCCTTCTCAGCATAAAACTTTTGGTCGTCAACTGTAATCACGAATTCTTCTCCACATTCTTTACAAGTAACTCTTTTATCTTCCATCTTAATTTTCCTTTCTAATTTTATTTTTCATATATAGCATTTCTCGCAGTCAATATTTTACCTGACCTAGTGATGGCTATTCTTGCCCCAGACTTAATACCATATCTTCCCCAATTCTCTTTACCAGAGATTGACATTCTAACGTAATCATTTCTATTAAAGTAATCATCATCTGAAAATCTAACAATCAAATCGTTATTACTTTTGATACCAGAATTTTGTAACATTTTTTCAATCATCGTAACAGTATTTAATTGTGATAGGTCAATGGTATTAATATCTCGACCAGTTTCACCCAAAACACTATTGGCCAAATATTTCATCTCATCACTAGCTAAAATAATATCTCCTTCTCCTTTCTCAACTTGAGATTTCAAAGTATGGTATCTCTCAACTTGTGACTTAATAGCCTCAAATTCGGATTTTAGCATAAGATTAGATAAATCAACAATGTCCAAATAAGTTCTTTCTTCTTCATTAAGTTCTTGTTGCTCAAGGTAATTTTGTAATTTTAGACTTTTAGAAATATCGATTTCCTCCACGATATTACCCTCCTTATAAATTATTTTTCTACAGGTTTAATTGGAGTAAATCCAAAATTAAAATCTGGTCCTCCTTTTTTACCTTTGTCACCAAGTAAAACATCTGGATTTTCCTTTAATTTCTCATTCAATTCACTAGAAACTGTTTCAGAAAAAGTATTATTAATTTCATCTACTTTAGACTCAACCTCAGCGTCAGAAATACTTGCAGCATTAATTAACTTCAAGATTTTTGTACTATAACCTTTTTCTTTTACATAATTTTGAATTTTCTTCTCTCTGTTAATTAAGTCTAATCTACTTTGCATAGATAAATTATCTTGTTTTAATTTATCTAGTTCTTTTTTGTATTTCTCAGCTTCACTAAGTTTGGCATTCTCTTCGGCTTCTTTTGCCTTAGCTTCCATTTCTTCCAAAACATTTTTTCTAATTTCTTCTTCACGATTTGCTAATTCTGCTTCTTTCTTTTTCCACTCTTCTTCTTTTGCAGCATTAGATTTCTCTAAAGCCTTTTGAACCCTTTTGTCAAATTCCGCTTGATACTTTGGGTCTTGCAGAATTTCATCAAATGTCATTTCTTCACCATCCATCTTTTCTTTCTCCTTTACTTTTTATTTTTGTAACCTTTCTTCGATTACATTCATATTATATAATTCTTTTCCAAAAATCTCAATGTTTTTGTCAGTAAAACCAGGTGGGTATAACTGTTTAAAATAACATCCAGCTGCTCCTTTATGTCCCCCACCTCCAAAAGATTGACAATACAAGCCACAATCGATATCATCTTTATTAGAATATACACTAACTTTCCATTTTTCTCCATCAAAACATTGGGTAATACAAACATCAGATTTATCCATCTCGTCTCCAAAGAATTGACTGTTAGCATTTCCCAAGGTCAAAATACAGGCTGTAACCTCTCGGTTAGTTCCAAATAATCCTCCATCTAATCTCTTATGAAACATGTATTGGTCTCTAAAAGACTTTGCCCAACTATCTCTAAAATCCATATAGCTTTTACCAGTATAGATATAATCAGTAACACAGTCTGCTAATTCAGCCATTAAATCAAGAGATAAATTACTTTGAACAGCGAGATTAAGAGCTTCAGCATCTTTACGATATGGACTATCTAATTTCCAGGTGTCCCAAGCATCAACGTATCTTAACCACTGTGGAACCATATTAATGATTTTCTCATAAGACCATGTCTCAACTTCTTCAGTGTCAACCTCCGTTTCAAAATATAAATAAGTTAAAACAGCTCCACAATATTTGGTACTTCTAAGTCCTTCGCAACAAACATCTGGGTCTTCATGGTATCGGTCAATAGCTGTTTTGTGATGGTCACACCAAATTAAATGCCCATTATCTCCAACTCTCTCAAGAATTTGTCTGTATTGGTCATTAGTCAATGAGTAATCAGTAATAACCACAGTGTCTCCTTCTTGAAAGTTTTCAATAACAGGCTCTTTGTCATAATTAAGATTAATGATGTCTTTCTCTTCATAGGGAAAATGTTCTGATACGATATAACCAGCAGCATAACCATCTAAGTCGTTATGTGTAAGAATATGTACCATACTATCACCTCTTTTTCTTTAAATTTATTCTGGCTCTAGTTTGTTGTACCCGGTAACATTGAGCCAGCTCTAAACCGGAAATAAGTTATTCCAACTAAATGGCGCCGTGCATAGGATTTGAACCTACAAGCCCTTTCAGGCCAACTGCTTTCAAGGCAGCTCCCTCACCACCCGGACACACGGCATGGAATGGAGCTCTGTACTGGATTTGAACCAGTGATACTGATTTTGCAGACCAGTGCCTTAACCATCTTGGCTAACAGAGCAAATAAAAAAAAGAACCAAGTATATTGGAGTAAACTCAATCACTTGGTTCTCCGAACTAAACAATGATTAAAGTCCATTGTGACCCTTTGGTCACTGGTTGCGGGAGATGGATTCGAACCATCACCCACTAGGGTATGAACCTAGTTTGCGACCATCGCTTCCCGCCATGTTGACTACTGCTTAAACAATGAAACTTTTAGTAGCCAGGAGACGACCCTTTGTCTTCACAATACATTTTTTCGAGCAAG